TTGCGACAGCACCAACCAAACAGCAGTTGCACGATGTCCTCTGGTCTGAGATTTCCAAGTGGATGAGCAAGTCCGAACTGCTCTCTATACTTCTAAAATGGACAAAGACATATGTTTATATGGTTGGAGAGGAAAAGCGTTGGTTTGGTGTTGCCAGGACTGCTACAAAGCCAGAGAATATGCAAGGTTTCCATGAAGATAACATGCTTTTTATCGTTGATGAAGCTTCCGGTGTTGCGGATCCAATCATGGAGGCTATCCTTGGTACCTTATCTGGAGCAAACAATAAACTTCTTCTGTGCGGAAACCCAACGAAGACATCTGGAACCTTTTATGATTCCCATACAAGAGACAGGGCATTGTACAAATGCCATACGGTTTCTTCTATGGACAGCACCAGAACAAATAAAGAGAACATAGATTCTCTTGTTCGAAAATACGGATGGGATTCTAACGTGGTCCGTGTTCGTGTCAGGGGCGAGTTCCCGAACCAGGAGGACGACGTATTTATTCCGCTGAGCATTATTGAACAATGTAGCAGCAGGCTTTTAGAACTGGATGATACAGATGGAATGCAGTTTGTATCATTGGGGGTGGATGTGGCCCGTTTCGGAGATGATGAAACGATCATATATCGTAATTATCATGGTCATTGCAAAATAGTCCGGAACAGGCGAGGACAGAACCTGATGGCCACTGTAGGGGATATCGTACAGGAATTCAAGAAGATATACAGAGAACATCTAGCGTATGAAGGCAAGGTATATGTGCAGATTGATGATACAGGACTTGGAGGAGGCGTCACTGACCGACTAAAGGAAGTCCGGAAAGAACAAAAGCTGTACAAGATGCAAGTTATCCCGATAAATGCCGCTGAAAAGATTGAGACTGATACGGCAGCAGGTAAAGACGCAGCTGAAAGGTACAATAACCTGACTACCGCTATGTGGGCCAGTATGCGAGATCTCCTTGATAACAAACAGATTATTATTGAAGACGATGAGCAGACAATTGGTCAGCTTTCTTCCAGAAAATACACCATGGCCAGTAATGGAAAGCTTGAGATTGAACCAAAAAAGGAAATGAAGAAAAGAGGACTTGATTCTCCTGACCGGGCAGATGCTCTTGCGTTGGCATTATATCTCGGAAAGATTAAGAAGCATACCGGTAGTGCACCAAGTGTTGGCACGATGAAGAAATTGTCAAAAGATAATTATTGGGGCTGATATAGCCAGAAAGAGAGGTGATGAAGATGAAAGAGTATGGACGGATTGGACAGAAACGCTGGGAAGGCGTGTTTAATGAAGAGTTTCTTCCTGAGCTGTCTGGAATAAGAGGCATAAAGACATATCGTGAAATGTTGGATAATGACGATACGATTGGAGCGATAATGTTTGCTATTAAGATGCTGATTCGCCAGGTTAAATGGCATGTTGAGCCGGGTGGCGATAGTGCAAAGGATCGAGAGGCAGCAGAATTTGTAGAATCGTGTATGGACGATATGCAGAATACATGGACTGACACCATCTCAGAGATTTTATCATTCCTCGCATATGGTTGGAGCTTCCATGAAATTGTCTACAAGCGCAGGATGGGAAAAACAAAAAATCGAAAAACATCAAGTAAATATTCGGATGGACTGATTGGATGGCAGAAGATTCCGCCCAGAGCGCAGGATACGTTGTACAGATGGGAATATGACGATAAAGACAACTTGATCGGAATGACTCAGCAACCTCCGCCGGATTATGGATTGCTTACCATCCCGATCAGCAAAGCAATGTTGTTCAGAACAGAGAGCATAAAAGACAATCCTGAGGGACGAAGCATTCTGAGAAACGCCTATCGGTCATGGTACTTCAAGCGCCGCATACAGGAAATCGAGGCAATTGGAATCGAAAGAGACCTTGCCGGACTTCCGGTGTTGCACGCACCAGATGGTGTAGACATATGGGACGATAAAGACCCTGAGTTGGTATCTATTAATGCAGCACTTACATCCATGGTCAAGAACATCCGCAGAAACGAATATGAAGGGCTTGTTCTTCCAGCTGGATATGAAGCTGAACTCCTGAGCACTGGTGGAACCAGACAGTTTGACACGAATGCCATTATCAACAGATATGATGCAAAGATCGCGCAGACTGTTATGGCGGATTTCATCATGCTGGGGCATGAGCAGACAGGAAGCTTTGCGCTGAGTGAAGATAAAACAGAACTGTTCGCAGTTGCTCTTGGGGCGTTCTTGGATGTCATATGCGAAACATTCAATAATCAGGGCATTCCATCCCTGATCGATATGAATGGCGCTCATTTTGATGCAATAACAGATTATCCACAGCTTGCACATGGCGATGTGGACAAGAGAGATATCACGAAGCTGTCTACATTCCTGAAAGACATGGTTGGAGTTGGAATCCTTATCCCAGATGAAGACCTTGAGGATTATGTAAGAGAAGTTGCCAACCTGCCGGAGAGAACGCTGTCAGATGATCCTAGAAATAAGGATGAACAGCGGGAAGCACAGAGAAGGTCGCCGGAAAAAGAAGGCAAAACATCAGGAGTTGAGCCTGAGGAAAATCAGGAAATCGAAGAAGCGAAGAAACGGTTAGGCAGGTGAACATATGCTGAAGATGCGGGCAAGGTCTCGAATGATTAAAAAAAGCGTAGAATCACAGAAGGTTCTTGAAGCCCTTGATAATTATCTTGAGAGTAACTTGGACGAGCCGATGAAATGGCTTGTAAGGTTCTGGAAAGATCAGGCAGCGGTTATGCTGTATAAGGACTTGCGGGAGATTGTAATCGGAGAAGCGGATCCACAGAGCCTGTTCGACCAATGGTTCTCTGATTATTCCGTTTTTCTTTCCTCGAAAATGACAGCATCATGGGAAAGTGCTTATTTTGCGGCGTGGAATTCAACAGCTGAATTTGTTGCTCTGGAAGAAAAGATTAGTTCAGAAATCTATGTGAGAGATTGGATTATAAATCGAACGGGTAATTTAATTACGAATGTCTGTAGTGATCAGGTGAATGCAGTCCGCTATTTGATTGCAGAAGCCCAATCATTAGGTATGAGCAGTGATGAAACTGCTCGATATATCCGGCCAACTATTGGGTTGACAGAGAGACAGGCAGCAGCGAATCTGAGACATTATAACAGTGTAAAGACTCATCTGAAAGCAGATCATCCTCGTATGAAAGAAGAATCAATTGAGAGAAAGGCCAGGACAGCGGCTGCGAAGTATGCTGAACGGCAACAGAGGTATAGGGCTGAAACAATCGCCAGGACAGAGATTGCACAGGCATACAATGCGGGAGCAGATGCTTTCATCAGAGAAGCCATGCGACATGATTTGATGCCGGAAATGAAGAAAGAATGGTCAACTGCTCTTGACGGAAGAGTGTGCAAAGAGTGCCAGGCTCTTGAGGGCGTACAGATTAGTATGGATGATAGTTTTGAGACACAGTCAGGAAGAAGGAATGTAACAGTATTATTACCGCCATTGCATCCTCGGTGCAAATGTGCGGTCAAATATGTGGAGGCAACATATGAAATCGTTTAATGAAATCATGAAGATAAGAGATGAACCGGAATCGAAAGACATACCGGTTGAAAAAAGAAAATTTCAGATCAAGAAATCCGATGATGAAAAAATGCAGGCATTCGGATGGGCCAATATTTCGATTACCGCAGATGGAGAAGTGCTGGAAGACCTGCAGCATGACATCATCGAACCAGAGGAACTGGAACAGGCGGCATACAAATTTGTTGATCTTTACCGGGAAGGTGGAGAGATGCATATAAGAGGCGGCGTTGCCAGACTGATTGAAAGTGCAGTATTTACAAAAGAAAAGATGGAAGCTATGGGTATTCCAGAGGGAACACTTCCAACGGGATGGTGGATTGGTTTTCAGGTAACAGATGCCGATGTATGGGAAAAGGTTAAAGATGGAACATACTCTATGTTTTCCATAGAGGGAGAAGCAAAGAGAGTAGAAGTGGAAGATGAAGAATCTGATCAATAGGCACCGGAAACGGTGCTTTTTTGATAAATAAAGCGAAAGGAGGGAATGACTTGGCGACAAAACTTGAAGGTCTGCATATAAAGAAAGTTGATTTTGTGGACCAGGGAGCTAACCAGATGGCAAATATTAAGATAAAGAAAAGCAAGGATGGGGAAGAAATTTCAAATCCAGAGGTAGGTCTTTTCAAACGATTTGTGAACTGGCTTACGGGTGAATTGAGTAAGTCAGACTCAGAGATTACAAAATCAGCAACAACATTCAATGAACAGATCAACGCTGTCAGCATGGATGCAATCAGGGATGAAATCTGGTCTACTTGCTATGCACTGCAGAATTCACTGAACTCTATTCTGTGCGATGCAGAAATGGACAGTTCTGCGAAGCAGGCCGCAATGGAAACAAGCACAGAACAGTTTGCAGAAGCTATGAAAGGATATATCCCGAACTGGGCTTCTGGCACAGCGACGAATATCAGAAAGAATCTGGATACACCAGATAAAACAGATCTTCAGATGGTTATGAAAGCACATAAGAATCTGACAGATATTATTGAAAAATCAAACGGAGATAATGAGAAAGGGGAATTGGAAGACATGCTTAAAATCAACAAGTCTAAAATGACCGCAGAAGAAAGAACTGCGTATGATGAACTTATCAAAAAATATGCAGTAGAAACAGAAGAACAGACAGAAGAACCGGTTGGAAAGAGTGCACCTAAAGCGGAGGATCCGGATATTGTGGATGATTCCGAAGTTACGAAAACTCAGAAGTCAGTAACACCGCCACCAGCAGCACCTACAACAGAGACAAGTGCAGACACCGGAGATGATATCTACAAAGGATTACATCCTGCTGTAAGAGCAAGATTAGAGGCTCTGGAAAAGAGAGCGGCAGAAGCAGAAGAAAGAGAGCTTCTTGATGTCGCAAAGAAATATGAGATTGTCGGAGAAAAGCCGGAAGAATTAGTGAAAACTCTGAAGTCTTTAAAGGATGCAGGCGGAACCGCATACAATGATATGATTAGCGTTCTGGACAGAAGCGTTGCTATGGTTGAGCAGTCTGGCGTATTTAGCGAAATTGGGAAGTCCTTCTCAGGCAATCCTGTAGCATCTATTAAGAAGTCTGCAGCAGAAAGTAAGATCGATACTATTGCAAAGGGATATATGGAAAAAGACTCTGCTCTGACATATAATGCAGCTCTTGCAAAAGCGTGGGAGGATCATCCAGAACTCTTGGATGAATATGAAGTAGAAGCGGGTTATTGAGAAAGGAGTGAAGAAAGATGGGTACAAACTTTAACGGAACAATGATCAACCAGTCTGTGACTATCGCAGAAAAGGCAGGAGCTGATATTGCAGATGTCCGCAATCTTATTCTGAAATATGATGAAGATGGAAATGTAGTGATCGCCGCAAACGGAACAGCACCCCTGCTCGGCTTATCTATTATCGAAGGTGGCTACAACGATATTTCTGGTGCTGAATCAGGAAAAGTAAAGAAAGGTGATGATCTTGAAATCCAAATCAAGGACATTGGCTATGCAATTGCGTCTGCGGAAATCAAAAAAGGACAGGAAGTCACAGCCACCACAGGTGGAAAGGCAGCAGTAGCTAAAGCGGGAGAGTACGTGATTGGTGTTGCCCTCAATTCTGTGTCTGCCGGAGGATACAGCAGAATCCAGATTGCAAAATATCAGAAAGCAAAAGCGTAAAGGAGGAATGTAAACATGAGAAATACAACAGCGGGAATTAAGGCTGAAATCGCAAAAGGCGTGTTCAGACCCCACACAGCACTTACTAACATGGCACTGGCTTATTACCAGAATGCCAGCAATTATTTCGCAAAAGCTCTTTTTCCAACCTGTCCGGTAGGTCTTTCTTCTGACAATTACTACATTTTTAGCAGAGAAGATCTCCTGAGAGATAACTGGCAGAGAAAACCGGCATATGGCAAAGTTGACCCGACAACAATTGGCGAAAGCACTGACAACTATGTCTGCAAAGTAGATCAGATGATTATGGGTATCGACCAGATTCGCCAGACCGACCTTTCCAGACGTCAGGGTCCATCTATCATTCAGCCTAAACAGCAGCGCACTAGAACAATTGCAGAACAGGCTAACATCCACCAGGACCGTTTGTTTGCAGCGAGCTATTTCAAAGAAGGAGCATGGAAGAACGAACTTGAGGGTGTTGATAACACCACTCCAAGCACAAACCAGTTCATTAAGTTCAGCAATGCAAATTCTGACCCTATTGCATTTATCGACAAAGAGAAGACCGACATGAACCAGCAGACAGGTCGCATGCCGAATCGTCTTGGTCTTGGTATTAATGTATTTAATGCTCTGAAAGTACATCCGGGCATCCTCGAAAGGGTTAAATACGGTGGAAGCACCGCAAATCCGGCATCTGTAACAGAGAATGTGCTTGCGCAGTTGTTTGGAGTTGAAAAGATTGTAGTGCTTAAATCCATTATGAACAGTGCAAGCATGGGCGCAGATGAAGAAATGCAGTATATCGGAGATCCGAACGCATTTCTACTGGCTTATGCAACTAACGCACCGAGTATCGATGAACCGTCTGCAGGTTATATCTTCACATGGGATATGCTCGGCAATGGACAGATGCTTCCGATCCTGAACTATCTTGGAGAGAATGGCACACATACTGAGTACATTGAAGGTCTTATGGCGACAGATATGAAGAAGACATCTGACGATCTTGCAAGATTTTATAAAGCTGCAGTTTAAGGAGGAACCTATGAAACTTGTTGCAAACAAGCCATGCAATCTGAATGGAAAGAAGTATTTCATCGGTGAAGAAGTCCCGGTTGAAGAAGTGGTTGATTACGCCAGTTTGGTAAAGATGGGACTGTTATCAGTGATTCATGACGCTGTTCCGGCGGATAATCTTGAAGAATGTGTTGCTATGGTGGGAGAGGTAAGCTTTACCGTTCCAATTGTCAAAGGTCACGAGACGATTGATTTGGACGTTACAGAGCCTCAGATGCAGGATGCAGTAAAAACTATGCAGATGAATGCAGATGCTGCTATAGCTCATATTAGAGGGGATGTAGAGGATAATATAACCCTTATTGTAATTAACGCACTTGATTCAAGAAAAACTGTAAAAGAAGCAGCTGAATCAAAGGCAAAAGCTCTTATTGAGCAGGAAGAAAGTACAGGTGATGCCTGATGGCAGGAACTTATACATATGAACCTGCCATGATCACATCGTATGGAAAAGACCGAATGAGGTTTGAACTTGGAGATGTGATGGTAGATGGAAGAGAGAGAACTTGTGCATTGTCAGACGAGGAATACATTGTTTTATGCGATGATGTTCAGTCTGCGAAAGATTGGAAACGGGCAAAATTAAAGTGCCTTGAAAGCATATTTCGCAGATTTTCTTTTGAACCTGATACAACGGTTGGCCCTACATCATTCAAATTTGGTGATAGGGCTAAATTGTGGCAGGAAGAGTATGAGGCGTTAAGGAAAGAGCTTCGTCTTGCTTCAGTATCTCCTTCGGCGATTCTGATGAATGCGGGAGATATGAGCAAACAGCCACCACCGTATTTTTATAACGGAATGATGAGCCATGAAGAGAGCGAGGGTGATGATATATGATAAGCCCATTTGGCCTGATGTATCTAAGGCCAGGAAGCTTATGGACGGATTTTGTGGTAAGACGAAAGAGCATTCGCAACATACTCGGACATCCTGTGTCAGATTTTGAAGCGAAAGGCGAGATATCAGGAATACTTGCTGAAGCATCTACACATGAATCTGAAAGGATGAAACACAGGTGGGATCAGGAACAACATTCTTTAACCCACACTCTTGTTATCCGGGATTCTGCAGATGTAAAGCAGGGAGACTATTTGACTACTGCGGGCAGAACCTTTCTCGTTCTTTTATCTGAGGATCCCGGAAACCTTGGAGCAACTGGCTTAATATATCTCGAAGAAAGGAATGATCTGAAATGACGCCTGCCGAAGCAGCAGAAGCAGTAAAAGTTCAAGTTCAAACAGACAAGGAACGGATAGAGCAGCAGGTGATCGCAAGATATCCAAGGGCTTCAAATGCCCTTAGAAATGCTGCATTATCTGTACTGGCAAATCCAAGCCCGTCAGCTCCGGGCAGTCCACCGGGTGTTCGGAGCGGCAATTTAAGACGAAACTGGAATATGAGTGGCGGTGCGGTATGCATTACGTCAGGCATGGGATACGCTGGTTATCTGGAACATGGTACCAGCAAGATGGCAGCTCGTCCTTTTGTAGACAAGATACAGCAGACTGCATTGCCGAATATCATGGCTATATTTGCAGAGATAGGAGGCTGACATGCTGATTAATCATATTGAACGAATAGAATTCGATATGGACGAAGTACGCAGAGGAACACTCATATATGCAAAGCACAGAACATGGAAAGAAGGAATGCCTGGCATTGTTTATCATGTTTCTGAGGAACGGATAACAGTCATGTTCCCGAATGAGAAGACAAACACCCAAAATCATTTCTTCATACCTGTTTCAGAAGTTTATAAAAATGAGTGGGAAATAAGATATTCAAGCGATGGCCTTCGTACAGTTCAGGAATACAGGGAGGCTGCGAATGAATCTTAGTGAACTGATTTTTAAACGTCTTTCTGCAGACGAAAATTTGCAGACAATGCTTGCTACATATGCCGGAGCACCTGCAATTTTTGATTCTGAGTTTCCGGCAGACCAGCAGGAAGGATGGGAAGGAGCCACGCAGTATCCGAGGATATGCTACCGTATTGATATGCAGGTCAATCAGGAACGATCATCGGCGGGAACCTTGTATGTTGCAATGTATACGGATAAAACCAGCACAATAATCGAAGATATTGAAACAGCTGTGAAGCACTGCCTTCAGGACGTACTGATGAAGCCGGCAGGAGAAGCACCGTTTTGCGTGGCATGGGCGCGTACAGAATCATATGCGATTGAGGGAAAAGAGGTGTGGTGCAAAGAAATGGCATTTGACATCCTCGAATACTCAGAGCAATTCAGCACGGATCCTGATCCGGTTCTTGCGGTAGCTGCGTATATCAAAAAGATATTTCCAGAAACAATTGTGCTTGGCATAGACAATGTTGGAGATTTTGTCGAAACCTCTAAAACGCCAGTGTTCTATTGTAGGTTGGCACATTTAGCGCATACAACAGGGCATTGCATGAATACGATTTCATGGTTTATAGGGAAAATCGCAGTACATCTGATTTATCCGGGAGCTGGCACAAGGTTAAAGACACTTGCATCTATCAATCAGAAGGTAGCCATAGATGAGGAGATAATCATGCTGGATGACTCCCCTATGACTATTCAGGGATTAGAACTGAATAATAAGTCAGATTACCTCAGAGAGGGACAGCTGACTATAACTGGTAAATATGGATGTCTCAGATGCAGTGTGAAAAAACATAATATTGCAAGAATAGGCATGGAATTCACAAATTGAAAGGAGAAGCAATGGCAGAAACAAAGAAAACAAATGCTCCGGAAGAAACAAAAGAAGTTCTTCCGGCAGAGAAAGAAACGGAATATGGGGTAGATGAGCTGATTGCCGCACGCGATCAGCTTTTTTCTTGCCCTGATTGCGCGATGGTGGCACTGAAACTGTCAAAAAAGAAAAGCATGACTGTTTCAGAAGCCGAGAAGCTTGTCGAAGAATTTATGAAGAAGGAGGTCAAATAATGGCGGAATATTTCCAGATTCCTGAAGTAGGTACAAAAGTTCGACCAGGAAGTTATTTCAACGTAGATAAGAATGGTGACGATGATTCTTTCGGGGCAATTGACGGAGTTGTTGTAGCTGTGTTTAAAGCAACGTTTGGACCAGTAGATAAAGTAACAGTCTTAGAGAGAGGAGACGATTACACAACAATCTACGGAGATGGATTAACGACTGACCTGATTCGTGAAGTTCTGTATGGTGGTGCAAAGAAAGTTATTTGCTGTCGCCTTAATGGAACGGGCGGAGCTGTGGCGAGCGTAAGTCTTACAGCTGCAACTGGAAAAGTTAAGATCACAGCAAAACATCCAGGAGAGATGCCATTTTCTGTAACTATTAGAAACCGCTTAACTGACAAAGACAGGAAAGAATGCATTATCTATACAGGAACTACTGAATTTGAAAAAGTATATTTTTCAGCAGGCGATAATGAAGCTGCAAGTCTTGTAAGTGCTTTTGCAAATTCAAAGAATTTCACGGCTAATCTTGAAGAATCTGCAAAAGGAATCATGACTAATGTGAATCAGACAGCGTTTACGGGAGGAAAGAATCCTACAGTAGCAACTGCCAATTATTCAGCTGCTTTTTCACAGGCAGAAAAATATTTCTTCAATACAATTTGTGTTGATACAGAAGATACAGCAGTACATGCGCTGTTACAGGCATTTCTGGACAGAATTTATGAAACCAGTCAGTTTGGGATTGGAGTTGTTGCAGAGAAAGATAACAAAGATTTAGACGAAAGAATGAATGCGGCAGCAGGATTTGATGGTGAGAATATAGTTTATGTTCTCAATCCAAAAGTCTTTATCAATGAGGGAACTCTGGATGGATATCAGACTGCCGGCTTGATTGCTGGACTTATTGCAGCAACTCCTGCAAATCAGGCAGTGACTCATATGGTGATTACTCGATATGTAGATCTTGCAGAACCGCTTACAAATACTCAGATTATAAAAGCGGAACTGAAGGGATGCTTGGTTCTTAGTAAGTCTACAGAAGATGAGGTATGGATTGATGCTGGAATCAATACACTGATCAATCTTCCAGATAACAAAGATAAAGGTTGGAAGAAAATCCGCCGTGTAAGAACAAGATATGAGTTATTGTACAGAGCAAATGCCCAGTCCGACGCTTTAGTTGGAAAAGTCGATCCTGATAAAAATGGAAAAGCCACTATTATTGGAAAAATTCAGGGAATTATCAATGCCATGATCAAAGAAAAAAAATTAACAGCAGGAACAGTAACTGAGAGCACGACTTATATTGCAGACGCAGATAACTGTTATTTTGACCTTGATATCATTGATAAGGATTCTGCGGAACATATTTACTCATTCTATAAGTTTAGATTCAGTACCAATGCAGAGTAAAGGAGGAAAGGTGAATGTTAAATACAAGTGCTGCAACAGACGCGAGACATAGTCGTTCAGGTAAAGATGCCATGCTTTACAATGCAGATGGGGTTCCGTTTGCGCAGGTAAGCAGTTTTCAGTCGAAAACATCTTTTAATAATACCAAATATCAGCCATTAGGACAGAACAGAGAACTGGAAACAAACAATACTATTGGAGTCACGATTACAATTTCGGAGATCGTTGTTCTGGATGGCGAATTATTCAACAATGTTGTTAGTGCGGTAAATAAAGGAGAAAGCCCGGTTATGACTTTAGATGGAGTTATTGAAGGGCGTAATGGCTCCCAGGAACGCATTACATATCGTGAATGTATCTTTAGCGGCGACCAGGATCTGCAGAATGTAAGTACAGGAGATACATTATCAAGATCTTATAATCTGCACTGCAACGGGGAAGTAGAACCCCGTTCATCACTGACAATTTGATATCTGGTCAACACAAGGGTGGCTAAAACTGGCCACCCTTATTTTTATAAACGGAGGAAAATAATACATGGCAAGAACTGCAAATATCGAAAATGAAGAACCAAGAACAACTGAAATTGATATGACAGAAGCTGAGGCAGATGAAGTATTAAAAGCTGATATGGCGGCAAATGAGGCGGGTTATCTGGCGGGTCTTTTGGATGCGGCAGAAAATGCGGAAGAAGAGACAAAGAAAATTGAGATTGTCCGTAATGGGAAGCTTTATTTTGTCTTCTCTATTCACGCATTAGCAGATGAAACCCTGTATGAAATTCGTAAGAAATATACTAAGTATGCGAAAAATAAGAGAACTGGCACAAAGGTAGCTGAAGGAGTAGACAACGCGAAACTCCGTAGTTCTATGATTTACAATGCGACAATCGCAGAAGATCAGGAAAAACTGTGGAACAACAAACAGGTTCAGGAAGCATTAAGACGGAGAGGAAAACACATTATTAATGCCCTGGATGTTATTGATGCAGTACTGCTTCCGGGAGAAAAAGAGAACGTATTAGCTGTTCTGGACGAGCTTTCAGGCTACGATACAGAAGAAACAAAGGTTGAAACAGCAAAAAACTTATAAGGTCCGGCTACAAATCAGCCCTGTTGCACTGGATTTTCCAGAGACAGGGCATAAGGCCGGATGAGGTAATGGCCTTGCCCGTAGGGGTCAGAGCCTTTCTTTTTGCCTCTACAGAGGTATGGATTGAAGAAAATATCAAGAAAAATGAAAAGAGGTGAGATGCTTGGCAGAAACGATAAGGATAGAGATTCCTGTTAATGTAGTCGATAATACCGGTTCCGGAACGTCGAGTGTGACCAGGAATCTCACTGCAATGGAAAGAGCGTTCGAGAGAGCGGATAGGGCGGCACAACGATTCCAGCGTAGATCAGGCGTAGCGGCTGAGATAGAAATAGGAGCAGACGATAGCGCCACCCCGGTTCTTTCAGCTGTTGAAAATGCTACGGAGCAGATAGACGGAGAGACGGCACAAGTTGAAGTTGCGGCAGATGATTCTGCTACGCAGACGGTCAATGCTGCTTCGGATGCTGTAGAAAATTTTGACGGTACTTCCGGAGATGCAGAAATAGGAGCAGACGATAGCGCCACCCCGGTAGTATCCGCCGCTTCTGATGCGGTGGAGAATTTTGATGGAATGAGCGGGGATGCCGAGATTGGAGCTTCTGATGAAGCTACACCAGTTATCCGGGCCGCACAGGATGCAGCAGAATCATGGGGAGGAAGCGTGTTTAATGCTACCATTGGTGTCATAGATGCGGCAACCGCTCCTATTTCTGCGCTTGCAAGTGCAGCAAAAAATCCGGTTGTGCAAGGGGCATCATTGATCGGTGCCAGTTTCGGTGTGGCAGAATCGGTTAATTCCTTCCAGGACTTCGAAGCTATGATGTCCCAGGTGAAAGCTATTTCTGGTGCAACAGGACAGGCATTCGATAATCTGACCGCAAAAGCACAGGAGATGGGCGCAACGACCAAGTTTACGGCTACAGAATCAGCTGAGGCGTTTAATTACATGGCTATGGCAGGATGGAAGCCGCAACAGATGATAGATGGTATATCCGGTATTATGAGCCTTGCAGCAGCATCTGGAGAAGACCTTGGTACGACTTCCGATATTGTGACAGATGCGCTGACAGCTTTCGGATTACAGGCGGGTGATGCAGGGCATTTTGCTGATGTTCTTGCTCAGGCGAGCGCCAATGCAAACACAAATGTGTCAATGCTTGGAGAATCGTTTAAATATGTCGCTCCTGTTGCTGGCGCTATGAATTACAGCGTTGAAGATACATCTCTTGCGCTTGGTTTAATGGCAAATGCAAGTATTAAAGGTAGCATGGCCGGTACCGCACTTAAAACATCTTTGGCAAATATGGCGGCACCTACAGACAGCATGGCAGCAGCTATGGATAAATACGGAATCAGTCTTACGGATTCTGAGGGAAATATGAAATCCCTTCGAGGAGTAATAGATAATCTTCGAGGAAGCTTGGGTGGACTTTCTGAGACTGAGCAGACAGCAGCAGCTTCAACCATTTTCGGAAAAGAGGCCATGGCCGGCATGTTAGCAATCATCAACGCCAGTGAAGAGGATTACAACAAGCTGAGCACAGCAATTGGCAATTCAAAAGATGCGGCAGAGGGAATGGCTGATACGATGCTGGACAACCTTAAGGGTTCCTTTACATTAATGCAGAGCGCCATCGAAGGTACGGAGAATGCCTTTGGAAAACGGTTGTCTCCGTATTTAAGAGGAATTGCAGGTGGAATTACCGATATGATGCCTGAGATAACGAATGGAATCAATGCGGTTATGGATGTGGCAGATGATAAGATTGCAGGCGTAAAACGCAAGATCACTGACATGACCAGTTCTGATGAGTGGAAGAATGCGGATCTGTTTGGAAAGATAGACATAGCATGGGATTCAATAATCGCAAAGCCGTTCGGAAATTGGGTTTCTGGAGATGGCGCGCAATTAATCTCCAGTGGGCTTGGCACATTATTTTCAAGCGCAGCGGCTATTCTTCCGGGAGGTGAAAAAGCAGGACTAACATCGTGGTTAAGTGCAGGAGTTCTAGCGAAAGGAGCGGTGGCGATCGCACAAAAAGGGAAAAGTGTAGTGGAAACCCTATCCCCTATCGGAGATGCTATCAGTAATATTACAGAAGCTGCCGGAAGCGCAAACGATGTGATGGATTTCGCAAGTAATCTGGGTTCAATGATTCCTGTGGGAGCAAAAGTTGGACTTGCGGCAGCGGGAATTACAGCTGCGATTATAGGAATCAAACTTGCAATCGACAAGTATAACCAGACTCAGCTTGAGAATAGTTTGGAGGAACATTTTGGGAAGATTAAATTATCTGCAGACGAAGTCAAAGATGTGGCGGCAGGAATACTGAATCAGAAGTACCTTACCAATGTCGAACTGGCACTAAATGAAGTACAGAATGCCGACAATCTGAGAGCTGAAGCACAGAAAGCTTTAGAGTCAAATGATGTCCTTGAGTTCAAGAGCAGAGTTGGAATCACTTTGACAGCTGATGAACAGCAGGAATATACGGATAATATTAATACTTTTGTTGAAAGTAAGATATCTGAACTGGAGAGCCGTACATTTGCGGCTCATATTCACGTTCAGACATATCTTGGAGGGACAGAAGATGGACAGACATTAGCCCAGAACATAAAGGAATGGGCTAGAGCGGACAATTTGGAATTATCCGATTTATCCAACCAGCTGTCACAAAAAGTCTCAGAAGCCCTGAAAGACGGCATCATTGATGTGAATGAAGAAGAAGCTATTAGTGCATTGCAGGAGAAGATGAATAACATTACTGCCCGCTGGAAAGAAGCCGAAGCACAAGCGCAGTGGGACTGGATTAACCAGAAATACGGACATATGAGTGCTGCTGACCTGGAAAGCGGTTCGTTCACAGATTTGATGGATGAAATGCGAAGTCAGCGTGAGACCGCAATGGAAAGTGTTCAGGCGGATGTTACTCAGTGGTATTCAGAATTGAATGCCATGGAAGCTGCCGGAAGAATTACTCACGCACAGAATCAGAGTTATCAGGAGCAGACAGGGTGGTATGTAAGAGGACAGCAAGGCTCCGAATTAGCCAAGAGCCTTGAACTTGGAAGTAATACCCTGAATGATACATATGGTGAGAAGATTACTGGAAACATCCAGACGCTTACAGAAACTGCGCAGAATGCCTTGAAGAGTGCGGAAACCAGCTTACAGAGCGGAGCTTATGGTACGATTGCAAGCACCTTTGATAATATGTTTACGTCTATGGATAATGGAAAAGGCTTCCTGGGAATTGGTGCAAATGCCGATCAGAGAGCGCTAAATGAATTGTATCAGTCGATGGCTCCGGATGTTAGTCAGATGGGAAGCCTGATTGACCAGTACAGAGAAGCAGGGCAGGCAGTGCCACAAAGCCTTATGGATGGGTACAAGGAAGCAATCGAAGTTGGTGCAGCGGCAGGTGACGTTGATGCGGCTTGGCAGAATTACGCAAACCAGATTCTCGAATCTGGAAGCGAAGAAATGAAGAGCGTTTTGACGGATCCGAATAATCCGATGTACGAAAGTGTACGAGAACAGCTGCCTGATGAGCTTAGAACTGCAATTGACAGGGCTACAGCAGAAACGACGACAGATGAAATAACGCTTGAAGGGCTGAGAGCTGCTGTCGATGGAGATGTGGATATTGATAAAGATTCCTGGGTATCGGCTATGAACGAAAAACTTGGAGATCTTGCAACTACTGAAGAAGTTACGGCAGAAGGCGCAAAAATCAAGATTGAAGCTGGCGACTGTCTCTGGGATATCGGAAATGCTCTTGGCGTTGACTGGCATAAGATCGCAGAAGAAAACGGCATTGAAGAACCGTACATTATTCATCCTGGAGATGAGATTACGATTTCAATGGATACCTTGAAGGCAGAAGTGAATGGTGATGCCGCACAAGCTGCAATAAGTGACGCTATGTCTGCGTTAACAACTGAGGGAGCAGAGTTTTCTGTTACTGCCGAAGGAGTTAAGGTGGACTTATCAAACGTTGAGGTTGATTCAGAATCAGCTACAGCGCAAATTGAGGCAGCCCTTGGCATGGAATCCGGTACGCTTGCGGCGAATGACATAACTGTAACGTCTGGGGCAACGGTAACGATTCCACAGGAATTAGTAAATGTTGATACTTCCGGTATTCAGAGTGCGACAGAATCGCAGACTGAAACAGAACCGGTTGAGACAGATACAACTGCAAACGTTAATATCACTGATGCGACCACAGATGCGTCCGGAGCAAAAGAGCAAGCACAGTCAGAGGTTGAAAGTACATTCTCTGAATCTATGCCAGCAGACGGACATACAGATGTAACTCTCGATCAGACCAATAATGCAGCAGAAGTATATTCTGAAGTTGCAGGAGAAGTACAGTCTACCTTCTCTAATCCGATTCCTGCATCATGCACCGTTAATGTAACTCTTAACTGGCATATAACAAATCCATCTGCCGGAATTACAACATCTGGAAGCGGTTCATCCGTTACAGCTACTATTGCAGGTAATGCAGAGGGAAGCATCGTTACCGGACCGTTATTATCCTGGGTAGGTGAAGATGGTCCAGAAGCTATTATTCCTCTTGGCTCAAAACGTCGTGACAGGGGTATGGATCTGTGGTTACAGGCAGGACGAGCGTTGGGCGTAAAAGAATATGCAGAAGGTGGAATGGTTGGAGATGTTCCACTGTCAGGAGACTCCTCGGATTCTCCTTCCGGAAACTCTGGCAGTAATGGCGATAAAGGTCAGATTGTTGTCAATATGAACCCTGTCTTCAACATTAATGGAGAAGGTGGCAATGACACGGTCAATTCCATCAAAGAGAAGCTTAAAGAATTAATCAATGAGATGTCTGGAGAACTGGCATCAAGATTACTCGAATCATACGCAAATATGCCGACGTAGAAAGGAGAGAGGGCATGGAAATATATTTAAAAGAGGCGGCAAATAAGCAATCCTGTCTTCGCTTTCCTTCTCTCCCAGACAAGGAGATTACTGTTAAGGGAAATTCAAAATACCAGAAGTACGATCTGATAAAAAAAGGAACCTTTGCATTTCCGGCTGGTCCAGATATCAGATCATATGAATGGGATGGATACCTCTGGGGAAGAGCCAGAAAAAAGATGTCCACCATACATACGAAGTGGCTGGATCCGAAATCTGTTATAAAGAAGCTGGAAAACTGGCGAGATAAGGGAACGGTTCTGAACCTTATCATTTCTGCCGGCGGCGGCATCAATGTTGATGTGACGATTAATAGCTTTGAATATAAGAAATTTGGCGGGAAAGGAGATTACTTTTATAGCATTTCCTTTTATCGTTATCGTCCGCTTAAAATCCAGACCACAAAGGACCTTGGCATTGATAAGAAGAAAAAGAAGACGACAGCCCGAACGAACCTGAAAAAGAGTTCAACAGATAAGAAAAAACAGACATACACCATTAAAACTGGTGACTGCCTGTGGAATATCGCAAAGAAATTTTACGGATCAGGAGCAGATTGGAAAAAGATTTATGATGCAAATAAGACAGCGATAGAAAAGGCTGCGAAAAAATACGGGCATAAGGATAGCAACCAAGGGGACTGGATATTCCCTGGCACTATCCTTACGATACCGTAAAGGAGGAATCATGGTTGATCCGCTGAAATATTCTTATTATTTAGTCCTCGTGACTGAAAAAAAGAAGAAATATGACATAACAAATTTTGTCGAAGATTTGGGATGGGAAGAACTGGAAAATGAACTTGCGGCCAGATTGTCGTGCACTGTAAAGAATGATAAGACCACAAAAGGCAGGATTTCCAGTTTGTCTAAACCAGGATGTTATTTGTACTTGTATTATCGGTACAAGACTGGAACTGCACAGGAAGCTATGCGTGGCCGGATTGTAGAATGGAATCCATCTGCAAAGTCAAGCAGTCAACCATTAAAGCTGAAGGCCTATGATAACCTGTATGATTTGCAGGAGTCGGAAGACTGTGTATATTATTCTTCCGGAGCAAGAACCAAGCAGGTTATACAGGATTATTTCAAGAAATGGGGTATACCAATTGGCAAATATGCCGGGCCTGATGTGACTCATGGAGTTATCAAAGAAGATAAAAAGAAGCTTGGAACGATGGTTAAGGATATTCTGGACGAAGCAAAGAAAAAGGGTGGAGGCTATTCGGTAATCCGCTCTGTAAAGGGCAAGGCCCAGATTCTGGCGATTGGCAGCAACAAGAACATCTATCATTTTGCTGAGACAGAAAATCTAATAAGTGTTTCTCATAAGATCAGCACTTCGGGAATGGTTACACGAGTAAAGATTCTCGGAGAAGCAGACGATGATAAGCGTAGGCCAGTAGAAGCTACGGTTGATGGTCAAACAAAGTACGGCATCCGCCAGAAGATCCTTACCAGAGGCAAGGATGACAGCTTAGATGAGGCGAAGAAAGAGGCAAAAGAAGTTCTTGAGGATGATGGAAAACCCAAGCAGGAAATCAAAGTGGTTGCTGTTGATCTTCCTATTATCCGAAAGGGAGATATTATTCATTTGAAAATGTCTACCGGATCTGGATATTATTGGGTAACGGCTATTACACATGATTGCGACAAAATGGAAATGACTATGACCTTGAAGAAAACTAAACTGAAATCTTCGCCCTCGAAAAAGGATAACAAGAAAAAGGATGGAGATTACAGCATCGGAGATACAGTCAACTTCCATGGCGGTTATCATTATGTTTCTTCGGATGCAACATCAGGATACAAGGTAAGCGCCGGAAAGGCGACTATAACACACAGTAATCCGGGCAGTGCTCATCCATGGTGCTTGGAAAATGTTAACTGGGCTGAGACCCATGTATGCGGCTGGGTAGACGAAGGCTCGTTTGATTAGGAGGACATATGGCATATGACAGTAATGACGGTGTCGCACGATTAGCTGCGGTATTAGATGCAAGAATGAAGGATCACGCAGATAAGCCGCTCTGCCTTGATTTTGCAGAGATTCAGGCAGACGGCAGCCTGCTCTCGAATACATTTCCGATTCCGATTCCGCATAATGATTACAGAGTTTGCAGGCAGCTGACAATTGGAAAAACAGGAGATGCATTTTGCGATGTCCGGGCAGATGAACATTCTGGAAAAGCATATCTTCCGGAATCTATGCGGCAGTTGCAGGCCGGAGACAGAGTGTTGATTGCGTGGGTGCAAGACACTGCTGTTGTGATCGACATTATAACCAGACCGGTATAGGAGGACATATTAGGAGGACATATGGCAGACAATAACTTATATCCGGTGGTGGATATACCGGAATATGAGGAAGAAAATGAAGAATATGATACAGAGTACAAGCCATCTGTGGCGTGGGACTTAGAGAAAGGAGATTTCGTTTGTAAATCTCCTTTTTGTATGCTCAAAAACGAAGGACTTGAAGCGTACAAGATATGGTGCGTGAAGGCCGTATCAACAGAAAGATATAGTTGCCTCGGGTACGACGATGACATCGGTGCAGAGATGGAAGATGCCATGAAGGAAGAAGATGACACAGCTGTGGAACTGGCAATTGAACGTACCATAGAAGAGGCTCTGATGGTAAATCCAAGGACTGAATCCGTAGAGGACTTTGAGTTCTCATGGGAACCATCTGTGGTTTATGTGAAATTTACAGTGTACGCAATACACTGGGAGAAATTCGATTTAGAAGTAACATTGAAAAGGAGATGAGAATTTGACAGAAGAATTTGTAACTCCAGAATTTATAGATAACAGCGATCCTGATACAATCCAGTCCCGGATGATGAATAATCTGCCAGTTGATATATCTGATATGCCGGCAGACTTTCCATATGATTTTACCATGCCGACTGCAATCGAGATCTCCAGACTGATACAGTACAACCTTACCCGAACATTGATGCTTATGTTTCCACTTTGGGCCTGGGGTGAATGGCTTGATCTGCATGGAGTATCTGCAAAGGTAACACGAAAGCAGGCAAGCAGAGCTTCCGGGCATGTGACTGTTACAGGTACTCCGGGAACCGTGATTGAAGAAGGAACTGTCTTCTGTACGGAAGGAACAGCAGATACAGAGTCTATTGAATTTGCTACAACTGTCGAGGAAACTATTTCGGATTCCGGAACAGTTGATATAACCGTTGCGTCTGTCATGGCAGGAGCTGCCTATAATGTTACGAGAAACACTGTAATATTACAGAAACAGACCAATAAAAACATTGCTTCCGTGACGAATGAGAACCCTATCAGGGGTGGCACAGACGAAGAAGACGATGATACATATCGTGAACGAATTCTTGAAAAACTGCGTTCGGCTGAGGTTTCTTTTGTTGGCTGCGATGCAGATTATGTCCGTTGGGCGAAAGAGGTATCTGGTGTTGGATCTGCTGTCGTGGAAGCTGAATGGAAAGGACCTGGAACTGTAAAAGTTGTAGTTGCGGATCCGGATGGCAGCGCGGTTGGCGAAGAAACTCTGAAAGCTGTCGAGAATTATATCGTATCTCCGAAGGACAGATTGAAGAGGCTGGCTCCGATCGGAGCTTCCGTAACTATATCCACTGTACAGGATATGACGATGAAGTACAGGGCAGTGATTGAACTTGAGAGCAATTACAGCGTTGACAATGTGAAGGAAGCATTCTTGTCGGCGTTGAAAACCTATTACAGAACTGCGAAGGACAATGAAGAAATCAGATATACAGTTGTATCGGCATTGTTGTCAAATACGGCTGGCGTAATTGATTTTTCTGGCTTAAAGATTAATTCAGGCACAGATAACATAGCTGTTGCGGCAGATTATTATCCGGTAACAACGCTGAGTGACCTTGATTTTACGGAGGGATAAAGATGCATATAGATAATATTGATCTTGAACACTTTCCGACGAACGAGGTTGCGCAAAGACTTCTGACGTATGTGACAAGAGGCTGGTACGATAAATCGTATGTCGGAAAATGGATATACGAGGTTATTGGACTGGAACTAGAGACTGCAAGCAGGAGGATTAGCGAAGCACAGAAGCAGGCATTTCCGGAAACAGCTGCATGGGGAATGTTTTTTCACGAGCTTATGTATGGAATACCTATCGACAGAACAAAAGACATTGATGATCGCCGAAAAGCAGTCGTGAATCGGCGCGACAGGACGACTAGATCATCAATTACACCTGGTCGGTTGGAAAGTTTAATACAGACTATATTTGGACTTTCTGCGGATGTTTCAGAACAGATTGACAAGTATACATTCAACATCGACCTTTTAATTGGCGCAGATTATCCGATATATTCAGCTGATAATTTGTTGGCATACATCCGGAAGATAAAGCCGTCACATTTGGCAATGGCAGCGCAGTATGTAATTGAGACTGCAATATGCGCTGAGACGGAACAGGCAATATTCCCTGCGGTAGATATAGGAATGCAGCATTTGTGGCCGGAACACTACGAACTGCCAGTTGTTGATATTAAATGTGAGATAACAGAGAAACTTCCAGTTGGCAAAGCTGGAAGTGTAATGATCTATAAAAATCTGAATCAGTGGAATGGTGAGTATAAGTGGGATGGAACAATACAGTTTGACACAGAAGTGACTACGGAGGAATTGTGATGGAAGGAAAGGTAACAGCAATAGGAAAAACAAAGATTTTGAGGGCACGTGCCGGAGAAATCACATTACCCAAGATCGCAGGATTTGCATTTGGCAGTGGGGGTTCAGACGGTTCTACGGTTCTTACTCCCGGAGAAACATTGAAAAGTGAATTTCTCCGGAAAGCGTTAGATGGACATACTCTTAAAGCAAGTGAAAATAAGTGCGAATACTATTGCACATTAAATGGATCTGAAGCAAATGGAAAGAGCATAAGCGAAATCGGGCTGTATGATTCGGCCGGAGACATTGTTATGATCGCTAATTTTCTTCCAAAAGGCAAAGATTCAAATATTTCCATGCGCTTTGAGATTGATGATGTTTTACAGTAAAGGAGATGGATTGAATGGCAAATGTTATTATTCCGGATGCTCCAGAGTTTAGCGAAATTCTTAGAATCATCGAAACAAAAGATTTGGTTCATGCAGATGTAGTCAACCCGTTATTTCGTACACTGCTGTTAAATACCGTATACTTGAATAAACGGGTAACAGAAATGAAAGAACGGATTGAAACCTTGGCAACCGATAACACTTACGGGGGAACAGATTTGTCTGCAGAAGCAACAGTAACAGATGGCAGTGCACAGTTTAATGTAATAAGGAAAACATCTTCAACTGCTTCTGCGCAGACTTTATTCTCAAAGTCGGTTGAAGGTTTGAGAAAAGGACTTTATAGTTTGCTGATCAGACTAAAAGCAAGTTCGATCACAGATGGAAACGGACTTATTGAACTGAAGGTAACATCCGGAGGAACGGTGCTTGAGACCAGGACGATAACTTCGCAGATGTTTGAGAAGTCTAATACTTTCCAGACATTCGGATTAAATATTGACCTTTTGGATACAGCGACAATCACCGCAACACTTTTGAAGAATAGTGCCAATATTGCGGTAAGCGTCGATTATGTCATGCTCCAGCCGGCACAGACTGCAATCACAAGTCTGTAGGTGAGAGCATGATATCGGCAGAAAGGCTCGTTGAGATACGGGCAAAGGTAAAAAAAGAAATGTCCAGAAGGAATTGCACCGATCATGGAGAGAAGGCTTCATTGGCTAAGTACTCCAATGGCTATGATTATGATACTCCTCCGGTAACAGGGGGAGATATTACAGATGAACATATACAGAAAATTGTTGATCCGCTGCTTAATGTGGCGGATTTTTTGCAGGATAATAGCCTGCAACAGAGCCATAGTGGTGCAGATGTAATCGTAGATCAGGCAGAAAAGTTCGTTGATACGCTGGCAAAGATAGATAAGCAGTCTAACCAAAGCGGTTGCAGAGGCCTTTGCACAGGCTTGTGTGTAGGCTCCTGCTCATTTGGATGCCAGGGCTGTAGCGGCTGTACGGGTGGTTGCGAAACTTCTTGTGCGAAAAGCTGTTCTGATGGATGTTCGACGAGCTGCGGTGGCTGTTCAAATGGCTGTTTTAATGGCTGCACACACACATGCGGATCCGGATGTACAACAGGGGCAATGACGACATGATGAAAGGAGGTGATACATATGGCATGTTCGAAAGGATGCGGTACGAGTTGCGCAACGAGCTGTCAGTCTACAGCATCAGGGAATTGTGGAGGATGCGGAACATCCTGCTCTCGAAATTGCAGCACGATATGTTCAGGAACCTGCAAAGGAACCTGCAATACAACCTGCACGAAGGTATGCAATCGTGGGTGTACAGATGAATGCACTGGTTGTCAAAGGACCTGTGCCGATGATTGTTCTGGTGGATGTAAATATGGGTGTTCGTCCAGCTGCAAAGATACTTGTCAGGGGTGTGATACTACATGCACAGCTTCCTGCGCCGACGATTGTTCGGGAGGATGCAAGGGAGGATGCGATACAACCTGCACATACAACTGCATGAACAACTGCTATACATGGTGTGAAGGCAGTTGCTATGGATCCTGTTCAGGTGGCTGTAGTGGCTGCTCGGGAACTTGCTCGGGAACGTGTCAGAGCACCTGTCAAGGAACGTGCCAGGATACGTGCCAGGGATCTTGCCAGGGGTGCGACAATCAATGCACAGCTGCTTGCACTCAATCCTGTCAGGGCTGTAGTGGCTGTTCAGGTTGCGGAAATTCTTGCGGCTCTGGATGCACAGACAGTTGTCAGGGAAATTGTAAAAGCAGTTGCTCTTCTGGATGTGGAGCTTCTTGTGGAGGTTGTTCAGGTTCTTGTTCAACGAACTGTCAGAGCGATTGCGGTGGAACGTGTAGTAACCAGTGCTTCGGACAGGCAACAACACCAGTATATTCATTTTAGGAGGTAATATGAGAACGATAGTTATTAATGTGGACGCTAAGGAATCAGGATATGTCGAAAGATTAGATTATGAAAGAGGTTTTACGAAAGATGTGTTGCAGAGAATCATCGAAGCACACATGGAAGACCCAGATGTAATCAATAGCCCGGCATTTAAGGCTTATCAGAAACAGGGAGCGGAATTGGATGCACAGTTCAGCATGGCAGTAGCAGAACTTGAGAAAAAATATATTCCGGAGATTCTTAAACATCACAAGATCAAATGGAATCTTGAATACAAGACAGGAGAACTGAAAGTAGACATTCTGTGCAATTGTGAAATTGAGGGAATCGAATGAAAAGAACAGAACAATATTCCGAAAGGCTGAGCAGATTATATCCTGAGCTGCACGAACCGGTAGGGACAGAAAAGATTCTGACTCAGACCGTTACATTTCAGGTCACTGATGACTGCAATTTGGCATGCAAGTATTGTTACCAGACACATAAGGGCAAAAAGAAAATGTCTTTCGATACGGCAAAGAAGATGATTGATCTTCTGTTAACCGGAGAAAAGGGCATGGGAGATTATATCAATCCAAGGCGTTCCCCGGGCCTTATCATTGACTTTATCGGTGGAGAACCGCTATTGGAAGTAGGGCTGATTGATCGAATCTGCAGTTACACTATTGGCCAGATGATAGAACTAAATCATCCATGGCTTATGAAAACAATGTTTTCTATTTGCAGTAATGGTGTGTGCTACTTCGAATCAGAGGTACAGAAGGTTTTACAGAAATGGAACAACCGACTGTCTTTTTCCGTTACCGTTGATGGTAATAAAGAGTTGCATGATTCCTGCAGAGTGTTTCCAGACGGTCGCCCCTCGTATGATCTTGCGATTGCAGCGGCAAAAGACTGGACGAATAAGGGCGGATACATGGGAAGTAAAGTTACTATAGCTCCGGCGAATGTAATGCACACATACGATGCAATCACGCATATGATCGAACTTGGATATAACGAGATTAATGCGAACTGTGTGTATGAGGAAGGATGGAAACCGGTTCACGCCACAGTTTTTTACGATCAGCTGAAAAAGCTAGCTGATTATATTTTGGATCACAACCTTGACATGGAAAAGGATTATTATATTTCCTTGTTTGAGGAAAAGTATTTTCGTCCAAAGCAGGAGGATGATCTTGAAAATTGGTGCGGTGGGAATGGTGTTATGCTGGCAGTTGACCCAGATGGCATCATATATCCATGTTTGCGGTATATGGAAAGCTCTCTTGCAGGGCAGCAGGAACCATATAGTATAGGAGATGTGGATACAGGAATCTGCCAGTGTGAATGTCACAAAGGCCGTGTGCAATGTCTCAAGAAAATTGATCGGAGAACACAGAGTACGGACGAGTGTTTTAACTGTCCTGTCGCAGAAGGCTGTAGTTGGTGTACTGCATACAACTATCAGGTGTTCGGTACACCGGATGCAAGAGCAACTTATATTTGCGATATGCACAAAGCACGTGCGCTGGGAAATATTTATTTCTGGAATCACTATTATGAGAAAAATAATATCGACAAGCATATGGAGAATCATGTACCGGAAGAATGGGCACTTAACATTATCAGCAAACCTGAATGGGATATGCTGTGCAGTTTATAACGATTTTCGATATTAAATAACAAAAAGCGATAATATCGGAAAAATGTGGTAAAAAAGAGAGGTGTTTTAAATGATAAAACAAGAAGTTATCTTTAATGTCAAAAACCTCAAGATTTCAAAAACGGAGAATATTTTCGCAACAGAAGGCATCAAAAATGTGTTTACGGCAGTATTTCAGTTTCATTCTACGGATTGGGATGGGCTGGCAAAAACAGCTGTGTTTGAAAACGCAGAAGGAACGAAAGAGCCAAAGCTGTTAGAAGAAGACAGATGTGATATCCCGGATAGCTTTTTTAAGACTTCCGGGGTTTGCTATGTTTCTGTAATGGCAGGAGACTTCATGGTGACAAATAAAGTTGCCATTATCGTAGTCAATGCCGGCTATACTTCTGGCGATACCGTAGCGGAAGCTAAGAACTACTTTGAACAGATTCTCAGATATTTTGACGCAACAAATATGAATGTCCAGAAATACGGAAAGCTGGCTGAGAGATTCGCTGTCGGATTGGCAGAAGATCCGGAGAGTCTTATGGATAACGCAAAATATTATGCACATCAGGCAGAACAGGCGGTAATGGGAATCCCTGGACAGGTGGAAGATGCGAAGAATGATATCGATGCTTATGTAAAAGAAAAGGAAGCTGATCTGAAAGGCGAGGATGGAAATGTGTGCTTTGTCGAGTTTCGCATTCAGCCTCCTTGTCTTCTTATGCGGAATAATCCAGAAGAAACGGATATAGAGTTTAGACTTAACGGCTCTAAGCTCGAATACAAATGGAGGGATAGAGGTTAATGGCAAATAAAACAACAGGAAGTGGCCAGTGGACTAACATGGGAAATGTTACGACAAACCCCGATGGAAGCTACTCTGACTCTAAAACATACAACTTCTTAGATATGGTTTCATACGAGGGCGGCTCATATGTATGCCTGGAAAACGGGACGATTGGTGTGCGCCCATCTCCTGGCGAAAGTACAGACAGATGGTTCTGTTCTTCAGTACCGGGAGAAGCAACTCCAGATTTCAAAAACTTAGTGACAGAAACTAAAGAAGCGGCCAGGACAGCAAAAGAAAAAGCATCTGAGGCGGAGACAAGTGCAAAGGCTTCAGAAATAAGTGCACAGGCGGCTTCGAACTCAGCCGGAGCAGCAGCAGCTTCGGCCAGAGATGCGGAGAATGCAAAAGATGTTGTTGCCGGATACAAAAATGCGGCTGAAAAGGCTGCATCATCCGCTGCGACATCTGAGAAAAATGTAAATGATAAAATTGCTGGACTGGACAATACGTTTTCTGAAAAGACAACGAGTGCAATAGAAACCATAAACAAATCCGTAGATACAAAAGCGGAGGAGATAAAAAATGAAATCACTGCAACAAAAAATTCTATGGTGGATGCGTCTCAGAAAGCTATAAACGACACAATCGATGCGAGAAAAACTGAGATCAATAATACAGGTGCATCTGAAATTAAAAATGTACAGGCTGAATCAGCAACACAGACACAGGGGATTAAAAGCGTAGCAGCTGAGCAGCTGGCAGCTATTAATGCAGCTGGTGGCACTTTAGAGAGTGCAATTGAGCGCTACTATGCTATGCGCCGTACGAGAGAAATCTATACGGTAGAAGACCTTGATCCGGATGTTACACAGGCCTGCACGGTAAATCGTTTAGATGCTCTGTCTGGTCTTACCTGCACACCGTCCACAAATACGACAGCTGGAGAAGACCAAATTGGAACTCTCGAAGCATTCCGCCCGATTGAAGTGAACTGGATCCTCGATGATGATGGAAACCAGAAAATTACCGCAATTGAGGGAATGCCGGGATATAAGACGACAGGAAAAGTCAACCGTGGAATCATGAACATGGGGCTCTATTACAAAAAAGAGCGAAATGCAGAAGACAATGGCTGGCTGCATCATTGGTCCATGCTTCCTCGAAAAGAAGAAGGATATGTTCCGATGAAAGAATGTGTTCGTCCAGACAATACGGTGCAGGGATGGATGCTCCATCCTAAAGGAGCGGCAGTGGATATTGATGGTGTTCCGTATGTAACCAACGGAAAACCCGTCAGAAACAAACCTTCGTATGCAAATTTTGCATATGCACGAAAACAGGGGCCGGCATACTGCTTTGAAACAGATGTGGATGCTGCATGGGTTCTGGCGTTGACAATGATTAAGTACGGAACAAAGGACCTGCAGGCCTATATGAGAGGATGCACATCTTACAGTTATCAGTATAATGTTGCGGTTGCTGAAGAGAATACAAAGAGAGTAATTCTCACAAAAGATCAGGCGAATGATTTTGTTGTTGGTTCATTTGTTAGTGTTGGAAATCCAGGTTCAAATACGAACTATGATCGATATTATGCTTATATGCATAATATTGTTGATAGCGTAAAAATCACGGCGATTGAAGTTGTGGATGAAACACATAGTGCACTAGTGCTTGATGTTGCAGTACCTTTTACGACGGAAACAAGTTACAAGGTAAGTACAATGCATTGGGAGACAGGATCAACTGATTCCGTGCAGGGCTACGATGGAAGTCCAGTATCCAACACAGATGGAAAGAATATCTGCAAGATTAATGGCATCGAGATTCTTCCGGGCGGTTATTCTGTGTCAGGAAACTCTATGCATATTGTTTCAACAGATACAGATGGCAATACAGTCGATAAGTATTATCGAACCAATAATGCTAAGTTGCTGACCACCAATTTGGATACAATCATAAGCACCTATGAAGAAGTGGGTATTTTACCGGAAGCATACGATGCATGGAAGTATGTAAAAGGACAGCTTGTGGACTTCGGTAAAGGGACAATGATTCCGACTGAATGGGGAGGAGGCGATAAGGCTTGGTGGGCTGATGCCTGGTATTGCGGCGGAAAACCTGCAGCTGGAACAAGAACAGGCCGGGAGCTCCTCCGGCGCGGCCATCTGCTCATTGGCGGCTTGCTTGGCCCGTCGTGCGTGTTTGGCTACCATGGCCTGACGAATGCCTGGTGGATCATCCTCGCGACCCTTTCTCCTAATGCCGTACGGGGTGAATGGCAGGCAGTAGCCTGACAGAGGGGCTGTCCCCTCCAATGGCTACAAATGGTTTTGAAATGATGGATTTAACCGTATGGAAATACAGACGGTTATAAAGTAACAAGAAAATATAATATAAGGACTTATGAGGTCCGGGAGCTCCTCCGGCGCGGCAATCTGAACAATGGCGGCATGAATGGCCCGTCGTGCGTGAATGGCAACAATGGCCTGACGAATGCCTGGTGGAACATCCTCGCGACAATTTCTGTGTATAAAAAATTTGATACTCGACCTCATAAGCCGGCTGAAGAAGCCTATACTTGGGAATACCCGAAATACGTGATAAAAGGCCATTCCTTTCTCATGAAGTAGATTGACATCTGCAGAGTGGGAAGGGGAGACTGGCAGGTGCGCTGTCAGCCGGGACTAGTAGACAACCGAAAGTCCCTGAATCACACAGAAAGGAAAATGCCTTTATGAAGAAATGCTGCAAGAATGTAAATATTTTAGCAGATGATTTTATTGAAGATTCAATTTATGAAGCACTTGACGAAAAATGGAAACGGTCAGATGTGGCAAAGTATCTGCATGGTCGCACAAGCTCAATGAGTTTGCAGGCTATGAAACGATTGCTTCGGAACACAGACGAAAGAGATCTCATGGTATCTGGTCTGGTCCATACAGTTGCAGAAAGCCTGCGCTATGAAATCCAGAACCGGTGTTTGAAAGTAGAACCTATTCAATACAGTTGGAGACAAGATGGGGTCAATGGAAAAATCCGAGAAATCGGTGTAGAAAGCGTAAAACAGCTGATTTTGGATGAAATAGCCAGTGAAGGTTTGGATGAACTCTGGAGGCGAAAGCTGGGATACCATCAGTACGCAAGCATTAAGGGAAAAGGACAGCTCGGCGGAAAGAAAGCAATAGAGCACCAGATCCGGAAGAAATACAGCATGTCTCGGTACGCTTGGAAAGGTGACGTAAAAAAGTGCTATCCATCTGTAGATACCCGCAAGCTAAAAAGAATGCTGGAACATGATGTAAAAAATGAAGTCCTGCTATATCTTGTATATTTCTTAATAGGAACCTACAAGCAGGGACTTAATATAGGATCAGGATTATCCCAGTTTCTCTGTAATTACTATCTTGCGAAAGCTTATGTGTATGTTCTTGGCTTACATAAAGTCAGGAAACACCGTGATGGAGCTACCGAAAGCAAAAGACTTGTATATTTTTGTATCATGTATATGGATGATATTTTGCTCATAGGAGCCCGGGAAGCTGATGTAAAGAGGGCGGCTCGGGCGTTGGAAAAGTATCTGTTGAAAGAGTACGGACTCACAATAAAACCGGATGCAGACCTATTCCCAATTGATTATCGCATCAAAACCGGAAATAAATATGAGAATTACAGAGAAAAGGATAAGGCAGAAAGGCGCGGTAAGCCGATTGATATGATGGGTTATGTAATTTATAGGGAACATACAGAAATCCGTAATAAGATCTTTCTACGGGCAAGGAAAGCATATTCCGTTGCATGGTACTGTATGAAAAATAAAAAGGAAATCCCGTTACATACCGCCTATAAATGTACAAGTTATTACGGTTGGTTTAAGCATACCGATTCCAAATATGTCAAAGACAAATATAATATTGATGCTGTTTGCGCAGCTGCAAAAAGGAGGATCAGCAAACATGCAAAAAGCGAAATATATGGAACGTCAGCCAGAAGTGCGCTGGCAGCCTGTCAATAATGGCATGGTAGATGTCACGCTGTGCCTGAATGAGCAGAAAGTGACAATTGAACAGGGACAGATGGAAGACTCTGCAAAGCAGATGATGTATGAATATGATTATCACCAGTTCAGGGAGTCTGCAGATAAGATCAATGAAGAAACGGTAAGAGCGTCCCCTGCGAAGTATATGTCATATGTGCCGGAAGTCGAAAAGAGCTTGGAAGAGCAATTTGAAGAATTGAAAGCATCAAACGAAATGCTTACAGGATGCGTTCTTGAGATGTCAGAACTGGTATATCAGTAATGATGAGACTGTTGAGTAACTTTATTATATTATTACAGAATGATGGAGGAAAAGAAATGATGGCAATGTTATGGGCACAGCAGATTATGCTTGGAAAGAAAACTTATGCAGAGGTACCGAGACTTCTGAAAGCAAAGGTAAAAGAAATCCTGGAAGATTCCGGAATGGGAGAATTGGCAAAGGAAGAATGACGAAACTGCAGATAATAAGTAAACAATGGTCATTGATTTATGATCTTCTGCTACTTAATAAGGGGGCGAGTGAAAGAACCCTTGATGAGATTGAACAGGATATGGATACATTGGAATTTCATTGTAGAAAGTATGTCGAAGCAGATGATGAAGAATTGATGTCATAAAAAGGGCCTGAGCAGGCTCTTTTTTTAATGGAGGTAAAACTATGTGTAGCCAAAGAAGCCCGCCGTAAGAGCAATATAGAAGTTTTAGAAATTAAATACGGAGGTATTGAAATGACGTTAAAAGAGATTTTGGAAGCTGGTGGGGGAATCCTTTTTGTTGTTCTTACATTAGTACAGGTAGCACCAATTAAGGTAAATCCTTGGACAGTATTGGGACGATCAATTGGTCGCGTACTGAACAAAGAAGTCATGGACAAAATCGAGGAGGGAAACGCTAAGAATGCACGTTACAGAATTATTCGATTTAATGATGAGGTTAAGCATGATGTAAAACATACAGAGGAACATTTTGACCAGATTATTGAAGATATTGATACTTATGAAAATTATTGTAGCGATCATCCTCACTTTCCAAATGGAAAAGCAGTTCATTCGATTTCGAATATCAGGAAGATTTATGATAAATGTAGTGACGAACATTCTTTTCTGTAAACACTGGAGGCGGCAGGTAAAATGAAAAAAAGATTAAAAAAGATAGTTACGACTGTAAAAAAAGTCGGAACATTGAACCTGGTGCTGATGTTTGTCGGCGCTTTTTTTATATGGTTCAACTGGCAGATGATCTTGCTGTACAGGCAGTGCGATAGCATGCCGGAAACATATGCCTGCGCAGTTGTGGCGGCAACGATTGGAGAGTGCGGCATATGCGGTTGGATCCGAACAAACAAAGACAAACAGCAGGATCGGAAATGGCAGAAACAGGATGAAAAAGAAGGACGAGAACAAAATGATTCCGACATGAATGTCGGGAACATAGATGAGGAGGATAATTTATGACATTAGAATGCTTTTTATTGTTACTTATGATCGTATCGATTCTTACAGGGTTATTCACTGAAGGAATCAAGAAGTTGCTTGAAGAGTCGAAAAAAACCTACAAGGCAAATTTCCTTGCAGGAGGAGTGGCTGTAGTTTTATCAGTGCTCGTAGGAAGCGGATATATTATTTTGATGGATGCGCAGATAAACAGCAAGATGGCAGTATACCTTATTGCGCTGATCCTGCTTTCATGGCTGTCTGCAATGGTTGGATATGATAAAGTCATTCAGTCACTTGGACAGATCAAACTCCCGAATAAGAATGAGTAGTTAGGAGCCTGTTTTAAGGCTCCTTTTTGCGAGGTGGACTTATGGATAAGCAAAATATAACTGTATTGAGAAAAATACTGTACGCAGTGGAATCTGGGAATCAGATTTACGGAGAACAGGATTACGCAGCCTTTGCCGAAGTTGGAGCAAATTGTAGTAATGAGAAAGCAATCACCATTGGGGCCGGGCAGTGGTACGCAGACGAAGCGAAAGAATTGTTGTACAGAATCCAGAGAGGCAATCCGAAGTTGTTCAAGGACATGGACACAGAGAATCTTGAAGCTGATCTTCTCAAAAAGAGCTGGGCTACATATGCGGTAAGTAAGGATTCTGCAAAAGGCAGATTGATTATCAGCATCATTAGTATGGAACTTGGCAAGAAATGCCAGGATCAGTATATGGAAGACCAGATTGCGGCATACGCAAAAAGTATCGAAAAAACATACGGATCCATGCCGGATACCGCAATGATGGAATGTATCAATATCCTACATCAGGGTGGCTTTGATGCATTGAAAAGAATCTTGTCTAAAACTCCGGAACCATATACTGCAGACAAGATTTATGCAACACTGTGTCGGGATCCGGCAGACCCGACGCCGAATCAGGTAGGGGATTACACAGACAGGCAGAAAACTGTCATAAACATGATTCATACATATGCTGATAACACAGAGAAAGAAGGTATTGCAATGACTAAGACAGAAAAAGCAATAAGACAGATGGAGACATGGGCGAAAGATGATTCTCATGGCTACGATCAGGACTACCGCTGGGGAGAAAAGGGAGATTACGACTGTTCCTCGGCTGTGATCCAGGCATGGCAGAACGCCGGAGTTCCGGTTAAGTCTGGTGGCGCTACATACACAGGAGATATGAAGAACGTATTCTTGAAAAATGGATTTGTAGATGTAACGAGCAAAGTTAACGTAGCAACCGGATCTGGTTTGCTCAGAGGAGATGTGCTGCTGAATGAAGCACATCATGTAGCCATGTATTGTGGAAATGGCAAAGAGGTAGAAGCCTCAATTAACGAGAAAGGTACCGCTCATGGAGGTAAACCGGGAGATCAGACTGGCAAGGAGTTTTTGATCCGGAGCTATCGGAATTATCCTTGGAATTGTGTGCTCAGGTATAGAGGGAATATTTTCTCTGCTTCTGACACAGAGAAGAAACAGAACACAGTGGCCTATGTAGCCAGATTCACAAAGGATTGCAAGTGCTATAGTGCAGCTGGCAAAACTCAAGCTAAAATGTTCCCAGTGATTAAAAAGAATGCGGTTGTAGATGTGATGAAATACACCGAAACCGTAAAGGGAAAAAGATGGTACTTCATCCGGATTCCGTATCCAAATGACGAAGGATTCGTAAGGGAGTTCGTCCCAGCTGGATACTTCAAGAAGTTGATTTAACAGACGGTGCCTTCTAAAATCACATTAAAATATATCACATCAAAAGGAACTCTATAAAGACGGAGTTCCTTTTGAATAAACCGCTAATTATATTTTATAATATTATTCCTCCCCTATCTTTTCTTCGTATTTTTTTATGAGCCATTCCGGGACCGGTTCGTCTCCGTCGTCACCCCTGTATTTGATCGGGTCAATATTGTTTGTGAAACACCACTCCCAGCTGTTATAATCGTCGCCGTCTTTTGATACGATGTAGAATATATCATATTCGCCATCCACAAATGCTATCGTATCTGTTGCATTCATTGTGTACAGCATGATATACATGTTTCTCCTGTATGCGTACGCCATTTCTAGCGGCGAATCTTCACCGCCCAGAAATTCCATGAACATTTCAACGTCGGAAGATTCTTTCGACAATTTGTTATAATAATCGTAGACTTTTTCATCCCATCCGTCCGGGAAAAGTTTACGTTCTTTTATTTTCTCGTTATCTTCTTTAGCCATTTTGTAAATGGTTTCAAGTTTTACTCTCTTAATCATTTTACACGCCTCCTATTTCACTTCGCAATCTTCCAAGACAGCTCGCTCTAACAGCTGTCTCACATAATCCGGGCATTTACTTTTCCCGGATTCCCAGTTTTCGAGCGTTCTAATCGGTATGTTGTACCTCCTTGAGAATTCTGCTCGGGATACTTTTAGTCGTTCACGCATTTCTGATATAGTCATAAATTCTCCTAATATTCGAAATATTCGCCGCTGAATTTATCACGACGATATCTTCGTGCCATAGATTTTACACTGTAATTATAATCCATTAATTCACCATGTTTATCATAAACTGGTTCTTTGTTGACGGTTTCTCCGTAAAATTCAATGTATTCTCCATCTCCAGAGATAGAGATGTTATCATAAATTCCGAAATTTCTTTCTGGAGTAAATGTATATTTGGCAAGCATCTCTAAAATTTCTTTTGTTATAGGCTCTAAATGCATATTTTCCATAATCAATCTCCTATCTGTTCTGAAATTTTTCAATGACATCTGTTACTTTTTTGTATCGGTCTGTAATAACATATACGCCATTAATGTTGTCATAGTAGCCAAGAGCATGCTCAGCTCTCAGTTTAGAATTCCTATATTCTCTCAAAGAGATATAAGTTCTATCCTTACCGCCTTTTACCCAGTCATTACAGTTCCATTTCTGATACCATCCGTTACCCTGATCGCCATCGGGGTAAACTGTATCAAGCATTTTCTCGAGCTCTTTCCAAGGGATTTTGTACCCTTTCTGATTATCAAAAACTTCTAATGCATAATTCACCATTGTTTTTGCTTCCTCCCATGCTTTCTTAAGACCGGAGGAAATTGTCATTGCAGATTTCTTAACCAGTTCCCATGCCCTTTTCATGATTTTTGATAAGTTGTATTTCTTCATTTCTGTTTCCTCCGTTCCTTTGATGATTATATAATACCACCAATTTGGTGGTATGTCAAGAAGAAACGCAATTAAATTAATACTAGTGCACGAGTGCTCGACTTTAAATTACTCTTATCTGGGATATAGCCAGTACCGCTTCCTCTACTCATTCGCCGCTCCTTTTCCCAATGTTGCCATTAAGAGATTTGTAGCAAAGCCTTCTATTGCATCGATGTAATCTATATCTTCGTCTTCCCATTCACAATTAGGATACCTTTCTCGGAATCTATCAACTATGTTTAGTACAGTTTTATACGCTGCTTGATCGGATCCATATTGATCGTCATCTTTGGACCATGGATGGATCTTACCTTCTTGCAGAAGCGTGTCATACATGAATGTTACTTCTACAATGTCTGTTCTTCTAACAGATTCTTCCAATAATTGCAGAACATATTCCGGTGGAGTTCGAACTTCGGATTCCCACGATTCAAGCGTTCTAATCGGTATGTTGTACCTCCTTGAGAACTCCGCTCTGGAGACTCCTATGTAATTTCTCATTTCTGTAATGTTCATAATTGTTACCTCCTTCATAATGAAATAATACCACACAATGCGTGGTATAGTCAATGATAATTCCTTCCATATATTACCGCTATTTTTTCTACATCTGGTGTGATAGGATAAACGAGCTTCACACAGTTAAATTTCTGGCGTAAATTCGATAGGATATAGCAGAAAACGATATAATCTAACAAATTCCGTCATGTATTACCATAAAGTGGTAATTTATAACGGAGGAGCAATGGCATGATTAAAATTTTACTGTCGAAAAAGCTGGGAGAGTTAAGACTTACTCAAGCAGATCTGGCGAGGGCAACTGGAATCAGACCCAATACCATCAATGAGTTGTACCACGAGCTCACAGAAAGGGTCAGCCTTGAACACCTTGATTTAATTTGTGAAGCATTAAATTGTGAGCTGGACGAATTGATTATAAGGGTACCAAACAAGGAAACATCTATAACCCATACACGCCAGGGAACCCAGAAATCTAGCGACACAAAGTAGATTGCTGCAACAATCTACAACTAAAGAGAGGGCGAAAACCCTCTCTTTATACTGCAATGTATTAAGCTGCATGGGAAGCTTCTGCATTTTTTCTGAGCTGTTTCATCATGTGTAACCTGCAGGTCTTGAATTCATCTCCGTAAAGACCAAGGCGATTTGTTAAAATATTATACATCAGTGTGACTTTTTTCTCTGCAGTGTATCCATTCATTGATCGGAATACTATTTTGTCTGAGGATTCGATAGACCATGCTGAAAGAGCAAGGACAAACTGGATGTATGCTTTAATTTTTCCAGCATGAAGAGTGCTGTTAAAAAGTCTGAATTCGACTGTGCCTTTCTGGAAGAAGCTGTGAAGATTCAGGGCGTGGTATCTTGTTGAATTATAATGACTATGATCAATACCACCATGATACTGATCGTTCGCACTGCTGTACCAGATTTCTTCAACTTTTCTTGTATCAAGATCCTTTTCTTTTTTCATTGTATCCAGTAAATCCTTACATACCGGCCTGCACCATCTGTCTTTTCTGTTTCCCACTGCAAGAGCATCATAGATAATTTCTTGTCTGCTGAAAAAGAAATTTACCAATCTTCTGAGAGAAGTGGCTGTATGGTTTGCACCATCAACATGAATATGTATTCCGCAACTGCTATGAGGAACCCCGCCGAGTTCTTTAAATTTACGGATTATTGTCTGAAGTGTTTCAATATCTTCATAATTAAGAGGTGGTGTTACAAATTCAACTCTATATTCATCCATCAATTCACGTCCCGCTTTTCTAACTGGACAAATACTTGAATCTCTCATTACTTTCCAAATTCTTCTTTTGCTATCTCGAATCGTATAAGTACGATAGCAAGTGCGATCAGGTCCGGCAGCATGACTTCCGAGGATTTCTGCAACAGCCTCAGCGGCCATGGTTCTTGTTATTCCTGTAAATTCTACCTCAACTCCAAATTTTTGCTTTTTCAAAAGTTCTGACATAAATTTTTCCTCCTTTTAAGAACTAAACTTCGCACCGTCTATACGAAAATTTGTTCTGCTTTCTATGGTTGTATATTACCATATGTACAGTACATGTCAATAGTTTATTGGAGAAAATTTCTAAAATTATAGAGAAAAAATTCAATATAATGAAACAAAAGCTTGACATACATTAAACAAGACTATATAATAAAGACAGATAAAAAACAGACAAATCAGAGGAGGAAACACTATGAATAAAACAGAATCTGTAGCTGGTAAAGCTACAAGAAGAATGCAACTTAAAAACATGCCTTTCGATCGCTTCGAGGACGGAGTTGGATTCATCCATGCAACCGGATGCGATTGTTTCGTGGATGGCGAGTGGGTAACTGAATATGAAGACGGAATCTATGAGGATGCCCCAGGTTGCATCTATGAGGACGAGGAAGATGATGAGCCTGAGTGGACGGAAGAAGACGAAACTCAGTACGCAGAGACGTTCGAACCGTATCCGGGCTTTGAAAATTTTAAACTGGGAGGAAAATAGATGATTTCATATACTCCCCTCTGGCATACCCTTATCAATAAGGGCATGAATAAGGGGGATTTAAAAAATATGACTGGTTTAAGCTTCGGAACCATTGCCAGTATGGGGAAAAACGAGCCAGTCAACTTAAAACAGATCGACAGGATCTGCAAAGCTCTTCATTGCAAGATAGAGGATGTTATAGAATATAAAGATGAGAATTAAGATCGCATGAGCGCAATCTTGTGATAAAGTGAACTACATGGCGTTTGTATGGTGGATATTCGTCGCACACGTATCTAACCCTATACATAGGATTACCCATGCGTGCGACCAAAAAGGAGAGACACGACTGCATGTACAGGGTTGGATATTTGGGCGACGAATATTTATAGTAGATAATGACGCCAAAAAGAGCAACGGATAATTCCGCTGCTCTTTTTACGTTCTTGGCAATTTGGGATAAAGGACCAAATCAAAATCATCTAATTTTTTGGTTTTGGACCGTCCGACGGTATGGAGCTTTGTATATTCAACCTTTTCCAGAACTTCCTTTAACATATCGTTTTTAGCAGAAGCATTGGGTAATTGCCAATAAATGTCTATTAAGTTTTCCACCTTTGGAATCAGATTCTTGCGGTTGTTCTCTCTTAATTTTTCGTTATTTATATCTGCAGAAAGTTTAGCGATATTTTTTTCGGACTCTGCGATTTTTTCAGACAGAGATTTAGAGCGAATAAGGAATGTCTCAGTATCATAGATGCCCTGTTCGAGCAAATCATGAGTTTTATCTAGCTGTTTGGTTAAGGTATTAAGTTCTTTAATTGCGGCATTATACGCCTGCTCTTTCACAATCAAAAGAGAGTGCATTTCTCTTGGCATATCATCCCATGATAATTTATATTCATTTACCCAATCTCGCAGAGCATCTATAATCCTTTTTTCTACTATATAAATATAAGATCCTTTGCATGGACAGCCATATGTGCGGCATTCCACGCCAAAATCTCTCCGGTTAGCATTAGATCTATAGCGAAGTGGGCGTCCGCAGATTCCACACACAACTACACCTGCAAGAGGGTTTTTTAATTCTTTTTCTATGACAACTGATGGATTTCCTCGACGAAGAAACAACTCTTGAGCCTGATTAAATATTTCGTCTGATATAATAGCCGGATGAAGACCTTCAACTAATATTTGTTCTTCTTCTGGCGGTATAATACGGGTCCTTTTTACAGCGCCATCAACAATAATTTTCTTGTCTTTTTTATATCCCCAACGTATTTTTCCGGTATATACTGGATTATGAAGAATCCAGTAGACGCTCCTGGGGTTCCATGTAGGATTTCCGGTAGGAGAATCTATACTTAGATTGGTTAACCGATGTGCAATAGCATGGGCTCCCAGCTTGCGATAACTTCCGTCCTCTTGGAGCTGTCCATTCACAAACCAATCGAATATCATTTTCACAATGGGAGTTTCCTTTTCGTTTGGAGAGAGAGTATATCCCTTTCCACTTTCGACATGAATACGGTCATAACCGTATGGAGCCTTACTTCCGGTATGCTTGCCCTCTTTAGCAGAAGACATTCTTCCCTGAGTCAGACGCCTGCGAATGGTTTTATACTCTCTGCGGCTCATAAAAAGACCAAATTCGAAATATTCCTCATCGTATTCGTTATTAGGATCGTAGGTTTTGAGAGGGGTTATAATCTTAGTATTTGAAAATTTAAATGCCCTGGAGACAATGCCTTGGTCAATAGTATCTCCTCTGGCAAGACGTTCTATTTCGACAACCAGAACACCATCCCACATCTCGTTTTCAACTTCTGTCAGAAGATGCTGCACAACAGGACGGGAGGAGATTGTCTCTCCGGATACAACTTCACGGTAGATTTCGGTTACGTCAAGATGCATTCTTTTGGCCAGATCCAGTAAGATCTTTTCGTGCCTGGCCAACGTTTCCATTTCTCCATTGGCTTCAGCATCAATATCAGCCCTTGATTTTCTTAAATATAAACAATATGGCATATTGCCTCACCTCGATTAGATAATAAAAATGTCAAACGAATCTGTTTGACATAAACCGTATATAGCGATATAATGTACTTAACAAGAGAACCGTTGGCCAGTGTACACCTGACCGCCGGCAGAAGTAATTACTAAAAATAGCGCCTTACTTTTCCAGAGCAGGGGCGCTATTTTTTATGCATAATATTAACAACAAGAGTTACGACTGCACAAAGCATAATTACAAAGGTAAAAAGATCTCCATATGTAACCATCAGCACCAGCCTCCTTTCACATAAGTGTCCGGCGGCTGACATAACACCCCAACGGTTCCCCGGTTAAATACACTATTCTTTTTTTATTTTTCTTCCAGCTCCTCCATCATGGCCAGAAAGAGACGTTTTCCTCTTTTAGACATCTTGCGGAACTTCAGAATAATATCTTGTTCATCTTCAGAAGCAATGGCACAACTAAACGCAGAATTTCCTATTAAATAATCTATTGAAGTATCAAGGGCTTTAGAGAGCCTGCCAGCAACATCTATCCCCGGGATAACTGTTCCTGCCATGATACCCTCAAAAGAGTCTTCGGAAATTTCTGATTTAGTAATCAGATCGGACTGGTTCAGCTGCAACTGATCCATCCGGTCTTTTATTTTAGCAGAAAGGGTAGGAGCTTCTTTCTGCTCTGTTGTAGAATATTTTTCAGTGGTCCGGCCCAGAAGATAATCTGCCGGTACGCCAAAATATTTTGCGCATCGATTAACCAGTTCAGTGGATGGTCTGGTGTAACCTCTCTCGATATTCGAGATTACCTGGCTGGAAACTCCTACAGCTTTTCCGAGTTCAGATTGTCGCAAACCTGATTCAGAACGGAGAGACTTGATTCTTTTACTAATTGTCACGAATAAAGCACCTCTTTAATAAAAAAGATTTATAAGTCTTTTGATTAGTTGATAGGCTCATATTTGTATCCGTTTTCAGTTGCTGAGATATTACCAATGGCTTCGGTAATACTTCCATCCTTATTGATTTTTCCATATGTCCCTAAGTTGGTAAAAGAACCGGCAAAGCAAATTCCTGTACCATCGTCGCATATGATAGAGAACCAGTTATAACCACTATCTTTCACTTTGGTGTTGAGAAAATTTGCATAATCCTTTTCGGAAATTTGTTTCAGAGTATCTTTCGGAATAATAATATAAGCTCTCTTACCTATAATATCTGTTCCAGTGCCATTATAAACGTCTGCTTTGAATATAGTTGCATTGGCGAGGCGTTGATCAGCCTCTGAGAGTGAGGAAGGAACAGGTGTTGGTGAAGAGAATGGTGTTGGAACTGGAGAGGGAGTTGGAATAGGTGTACTTGATGCAATCGGTTCTGAATTTGGGAAAATTATATTACCACTTTCATATATACAGTCATTACTGGTTCCGTTAGCATAATAAAAAATTCCTTCTCCATCAAGAAGTCCAGTGTCTTTATTTGTTGCGAATGAACCGGTAACGTGCGAACCATCAGTAAAGAAAAAACTACCATCTCCATTTATTTGACCGTTAGAAAAATTCCCCTCATATCGTTGCCCGTTTTCGTAATATAATGTTCCATATCCTCCGTAAAGATTATCTTTAAATTCACCAACGTATCTTTCTGTTAAGGTTAATGAGGTACCTTTTCCGGAAGCTATCTCATTATTTAATTCGCCAAAATAAGTACCAGCACTTGATGACATTAAACATTTATCTCCAGAAAGATAGTCCTTGCTATAAGTGCCAGTCTTAATATCTCCATTATCGAAAAAAGATGTACCTTTTCCTTCTAAATGTCCATCAATCCACTCGCCTATATAGATCCAAGAGACTCCATCTGTGTTCTGAGTTTTAAATTCTCCGACACCACAAGGTAAACCGTTTTTTATACTGCCTGTATACAAACCAGTTCTTTCACCAAAGAAGAAAGGCAAGGAAACCTCATGATTTTCAACATATGAGAAATCAGAGACATTATCTTTAGCATTGAGCTGGCTAATTGGCAGAACAAAAGTAGCAATAAATGAAAAAAACAAAGCCGATAATATTTTCTTTTTCATATTTTTATTTTCCTTTCTTGCTTCGGTACCACTCGAAGCTTATTATTTTGCTTGTTTATGAACCATTTTAGTAGGAAGAGCTTCTTCGCGCCTCTGCTCTTTTAACAACTTTTTCATATCGCCGATAATAATGTCTCGATTATCCTCATTTAATTCGAGAAATACATTTAAAAATTTTTGAGCAATTTCATCAAGAGGATTACCATAAGTTTGTTCTTCAAATTCTGGACCGCCTATAATATATTCATCCGAGACACCATAAAAATCAGCTATTGTATATATGTCAGAACGAAAAAGACTTGAATCGGTATAATAACCAGAAAGAATTTCTGTTTTTAACAAAGGCTTTAAATCTTCTATATTTTTACGAGAATGAGCAGCTAGTTTGGAAATTCTATTCGAAATATCACGGCATTCGATAAATTGTTTTGTAGTAGAAGTATCATTACCTAAAAGATAATCTGTTGTAACACCGAATATAGAAGCTATATTTGCCAGAGTATCATTGTTAGGACTAGATACTCCATTTTCCCAGCTACTAACTGTTTGCTTTATTACCCCCAATTTACTTCCCAATTCTGATTGAGTTAAATGGTTTTGCTTCCGCAATTCCTTAATTCTTTTTCCAAGCATAGTATAACCTCCTGACGAAATTATAGTCCAAAAAAAGTGGACATACAATATAAAAAAGAAAAGTCCAAAAATAATTGACAAAAGCATTGACAATCCATAAATAATGGATTATTATAAAAATGTCCATAAATATTGGACAGAAAGGAGAGAGATTTTGATGGCAACAACGCTGAATGTATCGCAAAGAGTAAAAGATGCCCGTTGTGATGCCAATTTAACACAGACAGAACTTGGACGAAAGATAGGAAAGTCCAAGCAATGGGTATCGGAACTTGAACGAGGAAATATTCGTTTGAGTTATGAAATGGCAGTAGTTATTTCCGAGGTATGCAATAAATCCACCGATTTTTTTTGTACCTAAAGTCCATTTTAAATAGACTTTATATTAATTATATAATGTGGAGGAAAAAAATAAATGCCTAAGTTTGCTACAAAAGCGGCCGACAATATGTTTTGTCAGGCACGATACGAGGCGGCAAAGTTCAACGAACGGTTAAGTAGCCGCGAAGGAGCTGCTGAGGAACTTGGTGTTGACCGGACAAGGCTTGCACGAATAGAACTTGGCAGTGTTACCCCTTATCCAGAGGAAGTGCTTCTGATGGCGGATATCTATAGAGCCCCTGAATTGAAAGGTAATTATTGCCGGGAAATGTGCCCGCTGGGAAAAGGAATGCCAAAGATCGAGAGTCATCAGGACATTGATAGGATTGCACTCAGGGCGCTGTGCTCATTCCGGAAGATTAACGAAGCCAAAGAACTCCTGTTAGATATTACAGCAGATGGAGTTATTACAGAGGATGAAAAGTCAGATTTGGAGAAGATCATAAACACCTTGGATGAGGTTAATGAGGTAACTCAGAACCTGAAAAACTGGATTGAAAAAACATTGAAATGAATGGAGGTGCAGGCATGGGAATCGTCAAAGATTACAAAATTGGAAATACCAGCATAAAGATAGCTGATGATTATTGCTTATCAAAAACAGATGAAGAAGTAGAAGAGATCTTGCATCGTATCGCAGTATCTGCATATAGACATTTCAATGCCAAAGCCGAAAACTATGCAGATGAAACAATGATCAACGCAGGTTGATAGAAAGAGGTGTACATTGCTTACAACGGAAGATGTGAAGAAATATCACGCAACAGTTGAACGGATTTTAAATGCGTTAGATAACAGCCCGGTGCCAATCAGTTGGCGTAAAATGGACAGATGCGCATTACAGAGCGTTATCGCCAAAGAATTGATCTTAATTGATAAGGAGGCAAGATAATGGATGTACGCAAAGTACAAGATATGCGAAAGAATGTGGAACATCAGTACATTACAGAAGATTCCAAAACACGGATATATCTGTCCGTGGTGCGAGAATTTAATGAGAAGGAGTATGAAAAATATTCCCAAAAAAAGAAAAGAGCGAAAATGAAAAAGAGAATTCGCTTTTTGAAAAGGTTGATGGTTTACATCATTCCTACAGCAATCAGCCTTATCTTTTTCGGATATCTGAGTGATATGCTTTGCGCAATAAGGGGAAGCGCAGAGCTCGGATCTGAATGGATAGCAATCCCGATCATGTGGGTGTGGATACATGCGCTGGTCAGATTTGCTGTAGGAGATGATGCATATTAAAAGCCCCAGATGCTTAAAGGAGATATGAAGTGTAGACGGCACTCATAAGTCCGCATCGGAGGCTTAGGTCAGAACTTTAAAACTTTGGTTTTGGAGCCCTTGTTTTTAAAGAACACCGTCATTTTATCACAAATTTAGGAGGTAATCAAGTACATGCAGGAAATTTCAGGAAGCTTATCAGAGGTTATAAGAGCATACAGTGATCATAATTTGCTTGTCCCTGCGGCAACAGATGTGCAACTGAATCCTTTCTATAAATATCATGTAGAGGAAGTTGCAGTTGATCTGAGCGAAAATAGTGGCGACATTTTTAAAGTTGGTTCTGTTAAAACTGGAAAAACAGATAGCAAAGGAAATGATATCTGGCAGGATACATATTCATTATCCAAACCACTTCTTAACAAATTGGCTATGGCAGCTGGTATTCAGTTTAATCCACATCAGACATACGGTAGACGAATTGATAATATCACATATCGAGCTCAGGCACAGGGAGCAATGAGAAAAGCGGATGGGACTTACAGATCGGAAGTCGACCAGAAAGAAATCTGTCTTGAGGATGAAGAAGATAAGTATCGTACAGAATTTTCTGATAATGCGGTTAAGGGGATTACAGACAAGAAAGCGGCAAATGCAGCGGCAGAAATATTTAAAGGAAGCTGGGTTGATACGAAAGATAAATGGGGAAAGAAAGTTAAAGCTTATGTTATCGACGAAGCAGATAGAGAACGATATGTTGAACGTTCGGTAAAAGTAAATATGGCTTTATTAAAGAAGACATGGGCCGAAAAAGCAATGACAGGAGCAAAACTCAGAGTCATCAGAGCATTGCTTGGGACAAAAGGCTCTTACACAAAGGATGAATTAAAAAAGAATTTCGCGATTCCAACAGTAATATTCTCTCCGGATTATTCAGATCCACAGGTCCGGCAGGCAATGCTGATGCAGGGTATGAATTCTGTAAACAATATGTTCGGAATGCCTCAGATTGAGGTTAAGAATGTAGATTTTGCCACAGATAGCAATATTATCGATGAAGGTGACTTGGACAATCCGGCGTTTACTTCGGAACTTCCGGATGAAGATATGGGCGAAATTCAACAGGAAGCATTTGCCCAGCCCGAACAGGAAGAGCCGAATGAACCGGATCCGCAACCAGAGGAAGACAGAACTGCAGATTTTCAGTGCTCCAGATGCGGTACGATCATAAATGAAAAGGTTTATGAGTATTCAATCAATAAATTTGGTGAACCATTGTGTATCAAATGCCAGAGAGGAGGCGGACGCAGATGAAAATTATTAAAATTTCCACAGAACTTGAAATGACAATACACGATTTTCCGGAAGGAACCATGAGAGAACAAAGCAAAGCTCTCTACGAACTGATTGGTAATGGATGCGATATTGTTGAACATGTAATGCCGAAGAGACTTTATACAATGTTAAAAATGTCGCCTACACCAACAAGGACGCCTGGTGAATGTGTATGCATGTTGATCGACGAAGAGGGAAGGCTGAAGCCGAATAGAGCAAACCTGATTGGAAGCTATCTTTACGAATATGACAAGCATGGATGCCCTATTCTTGGAAACATCCTGTTTATCGGAGAAAAGATGGGGAATAGTGGCATTGATTTCTGTGGGATTAGTGAAGAGAACTTCGATTGTTTGAAAAAGGGGCTCGTAAATATGTTTCCTGTAATAAAAGTGACGGAGGTAAAAGAATGAAGATTTTACATACAGCTGACTGGCATATTGGCCAGTTTAAAGGTCCTGTAGTGGACGGGGTAAATCTCCGTTCACAGGATACAGTAAATTGTCTTAATTATATGATTAAGGTTGCAGAAGAAGAGAAACCAGACATTGTTTGCGTTTCTGGTGATGTTTTCCATCAGGAGCAGATAGGTCCGGTAAGATATTCGGACGAAATGATTGTTGCAACAGACACGATCACAAAATTGGCAGGTGTTGCGAAAGCAGTAATCGTAATGAGAGGAACGCCGAATCATGATGGAGGTGGACAATTCAGAGTTTTGAGCAAGATGTTTGCAAATACCGGAAATGTACATATAGTAACATCGCCAACTGTACTCCGTACGCCATATGCTGATATAGCCTGCATTCCGGGATTTGATAAGCAGGAGTTCAGATCAAGATTCCCTGGTCTGTCTGCAGATGAAGAAAATGAAGCATGGACAAGCTATATATCCAGTATGGTAATGGGACTTCGAGCTGAATGCCATAATACACCTATACTGATGGCGCATTATACCGTACCTGGTTGCAACATGGAATCCGGCCAGACTTCATTCTTTACAAATTTTGAACCGGTTATTCCGAGAGAAGCATTGGAAGCTGCTGGGTATGAAGCAGTGCTCCTGGGACACATTCACCGCCCGCAGATACTTAATGGTCTGCATAATGTATTTTACTCCGGGGCTATTAATGCTATGAATTTCAATGATGAAGGACAGGAGAGAGGTTTCTGGATTCACGAGTTCAGTGATACAGGAAAGCTGACAAAAGGACATAATTGCATCACACCATACAGACGGTTCTATACGATCACATGGGATACAGAAGAAGTGGAAGCTTATATCCGAGAGGGAGTGATGTATCTTCATAGATTGGGATTTCCGGAAGATGTGACAGATAAGATTGTTCGAGTGCGGTATTCCTGTACATCCGAACAGAAGAAACAGTTAAATATTCCTGCACTGCAGAAAGACCTGTATGAACTGGGGGCCTTTTATGTGTCGGATATTGAGGCAGAAAATGCTATTGATGTTACGAACAGAGGATTACTCTCAGAGGAAAGCGACCCGACTTTAAATCTCAAGAAGTATCTGGAAGAAAAATGCTTCAAGAATCCAGATAAGATCGTAGAACTGGCAGAACCGATTATTGCGGAAGCGATGAAACAGAGTACAACTGCAGAGATACACGGAGTATTCCGACCGATTTCAATAGCTGTCCGCAATTACAGAAATTATAAAGAAGAAAGATTTGATTTTGCTGATATATCTTTCTGTACGATCAACGGTATAAATGGAGCAGGAAAGAGCAGCTTATTCATGGATGCGATTGTTGACTGCCTGTTTGAAGAAACTCGAGAGGGAGACAGCAAGGCGTGGATCCGCGGTACAGAAGATGCAAGAAGCGGTTCTATAGAATTTGTATTTGACATTGGAGATAAGAGATTCAGGGTCGTACGTACCAGAACTAAGTCAGGAAAACCGACGTTGAACCTATCTCAGTATGAAGAAAATGAATGGCGAAACATTTCAAAGGAGCGAATTGCTGATACTCAGGCAGAGATAGAGAAGCTTCTCGGTATGGACAGCATGACATTCCGAAGTTGCGCTTTAATCATGCAGGATCAGTACGGATTATTCTTGCAGGCTAAAAAGGACGAACGTATGACAATACTTGCGAAACTGCTTGGTCTTGGAATCTATGGAGTTATGGAACTGGATTCAAAAAAGAAACTCTCCGAACAGAGAAAAGAGCTGGCCTCGAAAAAAGAAGCTGTCCGAATCAAAACGGATTTTATCAAATCCAAAGGAGATCCGGAATCTGAATTGCAGAAAGCAGAGGAAGATATTCATCAGCTTAATAAAGAGATTGAGGATTTAAGCGATACTCAAGGACAGTTACTGAATAAACATGCTCAGATTGCAAAAGCAGAGCAGGAGTGCCGCAAAGCTTCGGAAGAATTGGATGATTGTCATAAGAGACGCAGCTCCATTTCAGATGAAATCTCAAGTAAGACGCAGATTTTAGAAAACTGTAATGTCGCATTGGAATCAGCGAATGAGGTCAGAAAAAAAGCCGCCGAATATAAACAGTTGTCCGAACAGATTATAGAGCTGGAGAAAGACGTTCTTAATCATGACAACGCAAAAAGAAATCTTGCCGGGTATAATGCTGACATCCAGAATTGCCAGAATATCATAAACGATGCAAAGCGTCGAAATAACGACATTGCGAATCTTATTGAACAGCTTAAAGCAGAACTTCCGGATAATTTGGAAGAAAAACTGACGGAGTTGGCTCAGGTGAGGACACAATGCGAGGAATTACAGGAAAAAAGATATCTGGCTTCTATTGCGGAGCAGGAACTGCAACAGATAAGAGCAACGTATTCTCAGCGTATATCAGAAGCAGAGAACAGGCGGAAATATCGTTTGGACAGAATTTCCGAGATAAGACAGCAGGAGGAATTTATGAAGAATTCCGGTTGCCCTGATATAGATGGAGCAAGCTGCAGGTTTCTTGCAAAAGCAATCGATGATGTAAAAAGTTTACCAGAAGAAGCAGACCATCTGGAAAAATGTGAGGAAGAAATAGCAGCATTGAGGATCAAACGGGACGAAGAAATATCCAAAAAACAGGATGAAATTTGTGTTATCGGATATGATGCTGAAAGATTAGATCTTTTGACAACAAAAGCAAGTGCGCTTGTGAAATATGAAAACTTGAAAAAGGATGCCGAGAAAAAGAAACTTGAAATCGCCCGTTTAGAGACAGAAAAGAACACCAACAGTAAAACGATAGGGCAGTATGAAGAAATCCTCTTAGAGCTCAATATAAAGGCCCAGAAAGCAACTGATATTGTTGATATGTTATCTGATTCCGTTATTAAGTACGATAATGCTGTATGTAAAAGAAATTCGGTGGCACATTTTGCAGACCAGGAAAAGGAACTTCCGGTGTATGAAGAGAGAAAGCAGCATATTGATAAGAGACTTACTGAATTATATCAGGAGCGGAGCAAGGAAGATGCCAACGAACTTGTTTTATACAACAATCTTCGTGAAGCGGAAATAAAACTGGAAGAATTAAGAAAAGATATTGAAGGCAGTGAAGCTCTTGAAGAAGTTGAGAGAAGATTAAAATTTGCAAAAGAAACTCTGGAAAAAGCGCAGATTCAAAAAGGCGTACTGACACAGAGAGTTGAAGATGTTGAGGCGATGCGTTCTGAAATAGCTCTTTTGAATAAAGGTATTGCTGTTGCAGCTGAGAAAGCTGATTGCTACGAGGCTTTGAAACAGGCATTTTCACAGGATGGCGTTCCGCATCAGATCATCCGAAATATTATTCCTCACATTACTGATACTGCAAACAATATCCTTGGATCTATGACAGGCGGAACTATGGGAGTGGAATTTGTGATGGAACGTACCGTCAAAGGTAAAGACGGTGACAGAGCTACACTGGACGTACTGATCAATGAGTACGGAAAGACAACTCTCCCATATGCTTCGAAATCCGGAGGGGAAAAGGTAAAGGCTTCACTTGCTATTATCCTTGCATTGTCTGAGATTAAAGCAACGTCCGCAGGTATTCAGCTCGGAATGCTGTTTATAGACGAACCTCCATTTCTCGACGATGATGGAACTCAGGCCTATGTAGATGCTCTGGAAACAATCAGACAGAGGTATCCAGATGTGAAAATTATGGCAATAACCCATGATGATGCTATGAAAGCTCGATTCAATCAGTCTGTAACCGTAATTAAAACAGAAGACGGCTCTAAGGTCATTTACTAAGGAGGCGTCTATGGGAAAAAGATACTATTGGCTTAAGCTGCCGGATGATTTCTTCCGGCAGAAGCCGATCAAAAAACTCCGCAGAATTGCCGGAGGCGATACATACACAATTATCTATCTCAAGATGTTGCTGGTATCTCTGAAAAATGAGGGAAAACTCTTCTTTGATGGAGTAGAAGAGAATTTTACAGAAGAGATTGCACTTGAACTTGACGAAGAAGAGGAAAACGTAAAAGTCACAGTCCAGTTTCTTATGGCTCAGGGACTCCTGCAACTGATAGACGAAAGCGAATATGAGCTTACAGAGTGTTCCAGAATGGTGGGATCTGAAAGCGCAAGTGCTGAAAGAATGAGACGTCTTAGAGATAAAAAAACGTCACAATGTGACATTGGTGTGACGCAACAGTTACACCTCAGTGACGTAGAGAAAGAGATAGAGATAGAGAAAGATAAAGAGATAGAGAATAAATACATTTGCCCGGAGGTGAACTCCGGACAGCCGCAACCGAAGGTGGAGATAGAGCCAGTTACGGAGAGCAGGACGAAGGTGGAGATAGAGCCATCCTGTTCAAAGGCTGAGTTGAAGGTAGAGACAGAGCCGGCTCAGGCGGATGTATTTATTAAATTGCCGTTGATCAATGGGGATGATTACCTGGTGACAAAAGAATATGTCAAAGAGCTTAAAGAATTATATCCGGCAGTTGATGTTGAACAGGCATTGCGTAATATGCGTGGATGGCTTGATTCTAACCCCAGAAACAAAAAGACTCCGAGGGGAATCAAACGATTTATTACAGGTTGGATATCCAGAGAGCAGGACAAAGCACCTCGCGTGCCGGATAAGCCAAAGCCTGTTTCTCAAAACCGCTTTAATAATTTTCACCAGAGAGATTATGACTTTGCAGAGTATGAAAGGCAGTTGTTGAAACGTGAATGAAGAAAAGATTACAGGGACCGAAAAAGAGTTTTTGGATGTGTTCAGGCAGCTCTGCATCAGCAGGAGTTCGTGGCAGGTGTGGGCGGATCTTATGGCGGCAATGGCATGTACACTTGCAAATGCAGTAGATAAGTCATTGCCGAGACATACGGCAAGGGAAAAAGAGTATGCAGAGTGCATCAAACGCCTTGGAGGAGTGGAGAAGCCAGCCAAGTGCTTTGCGATTGTAGTTGAAGCACTGGAACGCAATCCAGATCAGGACTTTCTTGGAAAGCTGTACATGAGCCTTGAGTTAGGAAATCACTGGAAAGGGCAGTTTTTTACACCATACAATGTCTGCGAATGTATGGCTGGCATAACAATCAATGACAATATACAGACATTGGAAAAACAGGAATGGATATCTGTC